TGGGCTGGTGATGAATCCTCACATGTGGATCGGTGACGGCTGGTTCTTCTGTCGCACCTGTTCCGACTACACTCGCCACTACGCCATGTCGCACCCAGGACAGGCGGATTGCTGGGAGGTGTGCGGAAGCTGCGAGACGTACTCGGGTAAGCTGGAGCTACAGGAGGAAGAAGAGGAGGAAGAGGAAGATGAACCGGACGACGATGCAGAGGGGGAGGAACCGGACGAGGACGAGGACGACATGATGGGCGACGAGCCTCCGGAAGGGCTGGGGTGGAGGACACGGTGATAGACTTCGAAAAGGTGCAGGAGTTGAAGCAACGGCTGGATACGCTATCCAACCAGCTTACCGAGCGAATCCATCACGAGGAGGAGAAGCTACATGCGCTGGGACTAGGAATCCAGTGCTGGGTCAAGACCTCCGACCAGCTTAAGATCGGATACGTCCGAGAGAAGGGCAGGTGGCAACTGTGTATCCGGGAGAACGATGAGTATACCTGGCCGATGAAGGATGCGCCGCGCAATTATAAGTTGCACGGAGCCCGTAACATCGGGCTGTTACACGAGGCGCTGATTAAGACGGCGGAGGGCTACATAGGGAAGATTGAGAAATACCTGATGGGAGAGCCGGACCCGGAGACGACGGCGGGACCGGAAGATAGCAAGGAGGGGACCAGTGGCGCATAGCTACAGGAAGGAGAACACAGTGAGGAGAAGCTACAGGAAGGAGATACAGGAGACGGTATACCGGATGCGACAGCTCGGAATGGACGTGTCGTTACGGAACGGCTACGGGCTGTGGGGCCTGAGCGACGGCGACGGAAGCCGCGATATCTCGGTATTGTACACCGCGAAGGACTCACCATATTCCTGCGCGGGTACGAACAGGGGCGATGGGACATAAATAGGGAGAAGACCGATGCCGATTGAACAGAAAGCGGGTTGTACCGTTATTACCGGAGCGGCGTCGATAAGCTACTACCGGCTGTGCGTACTCAAGGGTGCGCTCTATCTGGAGACAAAGGGGATGAGGGCATCAAGAGGGCGCACCGCTTACTCAGTCCTGAAGCAGGAGCTGGGGCTGAAGGGCAACAAGGCGGCAGTCCTGGCGCAGGTGGAGGTGATTATCGACGGCATGAGGGCTCAGCAGTCGGTCATTCAACAGGAGCAGTAGGGGGTTCTCGATTAGAAGGAATAGGATTATTGACAGCCAGCCACCGCCGTGTTATCATTGGTTCGTGCCGCGGACCAAGAATGCGTTGTTAAGACAACGCAATCGCGTTAAGCCGTGCCAAGTATCAGGGTGTACGCGCCGTACGGCACGCGGTAAGAGGTTGTGTGGACACCACTTAAGATCGAATCAAAAGAGAAATGTTAGAACTCCATGCCAGTTGTGCGGCTGGGGCGGAGTGTGTGATCGGCACCGCATAGACTCGCACAAAGGTTATAGCTTGGACAATACGATGATAGTTTGTCCAAACTGCCATAAGACACTACACGGGTTCGGCCCCGGTTGTAGGATAGTTCAAGATTGGGAGGCATTTGAAAAACTAGTGCGGTCGGGTAAGTTACTGGTAAGAAATACAAAGCCTGTGTTCTAATGGGCGCTTGGCTCGGTTCCCCAAGGAGGAACGATGGCGAGAAAAGCGGCTCTCTCGGTTAAGGCGGCAGTAGCAGCGATGCCGCCCAGCTTATTGACGGTCACCCCAACTCCCGCATCTATCCCTATCCCCGCTCCGCCTCCCAGTGCGTGGGCCTCTCGTCCCATCGCCTCGCTACTCCAGCAGGGCGAGATCATCCGCATGGTGCCCAACGGTCCACCTTATCGGGTTGAGATGGTGAACGAGTCCCGCGCCTACTGTGTCCCATTGAAGGGGCAGCAGCGGGTAGCAAGAGTGGGAGAAGGAGAGGCGGAGATACGGGAATTTGAATCTCTCGGAGGCGGCGTCAGCATCTCTCCTCGAGCCATAGTCGAACGGATAGACGAGCGCGACCTGGACGAGTCGGAGCGACAGCGTAACAAGCGTAAACAGGAAGTTAATCAATCAGGAGAAACGACAATGGCGACAGCATCAGCGATTCCGGTAGCGGAGAAGTCGGCGCGCGGCAGAGAGAAGGTGCGCAAGGCGGCTCTGGCAAGGAAGCGGGCCGACAAGCACGCGGGACTGCCGGGAACGGGCGGCAAACGGAAGTTGGCAGGAGCGGCGGCGCGGTCAGCGGGCACCAAGAAGAAGGTGGTGAAGACGGTGAGGTCGTGCGCCTGCGGTTGCGGCGAGGAAACTATGAGCTACTTTGCGCCGGGACACGACGGCCGGTGGCATGGCTGGATGAAGAAGATCGCGGGAGGCGCGGACCCGGCCGAGGTGATCCCGAGCAAGAAGGTCCGGGACTCGTACACATTCAAGAGCAACGGCAAGGGCGGCAAGGTCCCGACGCTCGATTACCGTGGGGATCCGTACAAGGCCAAGCACTAGTTCACCGGACACTCATTGTACCATAACCAAGGAGAGAAGATGACACGAATTGTAGCACTACTCATGAGTACCGTTTTCGCCGCCGCATGCGGCAGTACCCCGCTCGACACCGTGGTTGGACCGTTACCCGTGACTGGGGCCGGTGGACAGGGGAGCACGGACTCGGTATCCGACACCGCACGCTTCGTGCCGGGACCGAACTCCTGCCCGCATGACCTCGTGCAGGGGTGGCACACCATTACAGGGCAGTTCCACGTCGATTTCCGGTGGACCCCCGTACCAGGCGCAACCCTCTACGCCATTGAGGTGCGCACTGAGGCAACCAAAGCCGCCGTAGACCGCTTCACCACCGAACACGACGGCGGCAACGTCGAACGGCCGTATGAGAGTGGCCGTTACGAAGCTCGTATCGCGACGTGGGTGTGTGGAGGAGACGGGCAGAGCGTGTGGACACCGTGGATCACCTTCCAGATTCGCGGGGCGAACGATGCCCCGCCGCCGTTCGTGCCTCCGGTGGTACCGCCGGTGGCCCCGCCAGTCGATCCACCCGTAGATCCGCCGTGCCTCGACTGCGAACCGGACCCTGAGCCGGAACCGGAGCCCGAACCCGAGCCGGAGCCCGAACCGACGACGTGGACACGGACGACGGGATTCCCCGGCGCTGGCGAAGGCGCACTGCAGCAGTGTGACGCCGTGGGCGGCAGCTTCAGCGTGGGGTCTACGGCCTTCGAGTGTGTGTCCGAGACGAAACCGAATGGTCCCTGGGACTAGTCTCGAGTTCAGGTGGCGACGGCCAGCGTTTCTGGCCGTCGTCGCTATATCACTAGGTTTATGGGCGCTCCTGCTAGGGGCGTTCATGTTAATCAAAAGGATGTTCTTGTGATAACGGCACAAAGCCGCGCTATAAGTCCAATGCCGGTATTCATTGGTGCACACGCTACGCAGTCGCTACTACAATCCGTGGACCGCATGGCCGCTGGCGACGACAAGATTCTTATTACCGGGGAAACCGGCGTAGGCAAGGACTTGATCGCTCGCCGCGTACATGTGACGTCGAAGCGGCACGCCCGCGCGTTTATACCTGTAAATTGTGCGGCCTTGACGGACGCGCTCCTTGAGTCGGAGTTGTTCGGACACCTGAGGGGTAGCTTCACCGGCGCTGATCGTGAACGACCTGGAAAATTGCGGACAGCTCATCAGGGCACCGTCTTTCTGGATGAGATCGGGGAGATGGGGCCGCGCATGCAAGCGGCGCTCCTGCGTTTCCTGGAAAGCGGGGAGATCCAGCCCGTAGGATCGGATACGGTTTCGCGAGTAGATGCCCGCGTGATTGCGGCCACGCATCGCAATCTACCCGGTATGGTCGCAGCAGGCTCCTTCCGGGCCGACCTGATGTATCGACTGCGAGTGCTTGAGGTAGCCGTGCCTCCGCTACGGGAACGCCGGGCCGACATTCCACTCCTGATCGATCATTTCCTTGCTCGTATAGCAGAGCCGATGATCATCACGCAGGCCGCACGCGCGCGCCTGGCACAGTACGCGTGGCCGGGCAATGTCCGAGAGTTGGAACACGTCATCACGTGTGCACGGTGGGCCGCGTCAGACACGGTTATTGATATCGAGCACATCGAGGCAGCGCTACCGTCGTCCGAGTTACAGCCGCAACAGGATCGGCGGCAGCATCTTACCAATACACTTTATGCTGCGGTCACTACTCCGGGACAATCGTTCTGGACACATGCGTATCCGCTCTATCGAGATCGTGATCTCGTGCGGCAGGATATTAGGATGCTTATTCAACGGGGGCTGATTGCGACGCATGGACAGTACAGGTGCGTGGTGCGCTTATTTGGTATGCCGGATAGGGATTACAAGCGGTTCATGGGGTTCCTTGTAAGTCACGGATGTCATGTTCCGTATGGGCCATTTCGGCGACCCGGTACGCCCGGTTGCGATGTCTGACCACCCTCCCGGCCTCCGCGAGATATACGAGGTTGTATATCCCGACATTCGTAGGGGGCCAGGGGGGGTATCAGCGGTTCTCTTTCGTACCCACTCCGCCGCCTCCGCTTTCGCTCGGAGGTATGGGGCGGAGGTGGTCAGCGTCTGGGTGACGGCGGAAGCACTAAAAAGGTTACGGAACGAGCGACGGCTGGAGCAGGGGCGGTAAGGGTAGAAACGGAGAATACCTATGGCTGAAGCGCGCGTGAGTCGGCGGGAAGTGGTGAGGGCGGGAGATGCGGCGGTAGAAGCGCTGAGGGCGCAAAAGCGTATACAGGAGGAGACAGGGAAGGCGCTGGTAGATATGGGGGCAGTGGTACGGGAAACCAGGAAGGAGATGAAGAGGATAGAAGAGGAAAACGAATGGCTAAGAGTGAAGGTAGGAGAGATGCGACTGGACCTTAACAATTTTGTGCTGTGCACAGCAACATTGTGGGGGCGGCTGCGGTGGATTGTGAGGGGCGATGCCTGAGCCTGTCTCCGATCCTCCCGCCCCCGCACCGCCCAGCGGGTGCTACAATCCTGATTACTGCGGGATTGGGGATGCCTCCACCTTGTGTGCTTACTGTGCTTCTCCGGTCGTGCAAGATCTGCTGAGAAAAGTCGCCCCCGCATCGCCGCAGCGCCCGGCACCCGCAGAGGGAGGGACGTAGATGGCAGGTTCAAGTCCAGATCCGCGTTATTACAAGGACGGCGGCGGGCTACGTCCACGCTGGCGGCTGTTCTTTCGCTCACCGAAATATTACCTGTGGCTGGTGCAGCCGCATTGGTTGCTAATGTGGCAGATTCGTCGCCGTGATAAATCTCGCCCCCGGAGGATCGCGCCATGAGCCGTGAGCCGAAGCACTATCACTACGGTAGGCCGCTGGCGGTCAGGGTCGCTGGCGGAAAATTGGTCATTGAAATCGGGATTCACACGCTCGCGCACGCGGCGTCATATGCGGATTGGGCGAATCCTTTTGATGAAGCCCGCGACGACTACATCCGCACGTTCGCCATCACCGACGCGGTCGAATTTGCAAAGGACGTTCAGCACGCGATGCTTGACGAACGCGAGGACGGTTCAACGCCCCTATCTGACTTCCTCGACAAGGCGATGGAAGCGGCGCTGGACGATGGCTCTCTAGGGTGCGAATACGAGCAGTCCATTAAGCACGGCGAAACAGCAGAATGTGAAACATGGAGCAAGGCCGATGTCTAACCCGGTCGAGGCGCTGATAGCCAAGTGGCGCAAAGATCAAGCGTTTTACGACGCCAAAGTCGCTGAGTTTGCTGCTGTCACGGAGGATCCATCTTATTGGGAGGGCAAGGCGCAGGTATATAAAAATTGCACGGACGAACTGGCCTCGGCACTGGCCTCCCTGCGACCCTCGCCAGAGGTGGAGACGCTGAAGGATGCGGCGGAAATGTTATGGGTTGTGCTCGCGAACGTCAGCGGTGGCGACTGGACGCAACAGACCCCCGAGTGGCAGGAAGCAGCGGCCAGGTGGCGAGACAAGTATTTCGAGTCGCTGGCCTCCCTCCGAGGGGCAGCGGAGAAGCCGCAGGCGAAACGTGACTGGTGCGCGGACGGCGGATGTTCTGACGCATGCGAGGCGGGGCGAGGGGCAGCGGAGCCGGAACAGCCGGTCAATGCCGACCTGCTGGCGGCGCTCAAGGCCGTTCTCGCATGTGAGACGCGGCACGATGCGCGAGGCCACGCCTATCTCCATGTGCCCGCGCGTTCGCTGAACGACCTCGGCGCTGAGATCGGCGCAATCGTCGCCAACGCTGAACGAGGGGAGGCCGCTCGCGTGCCCGCCCCACCCGAGACGAGCAACGAGTGAATCCTACTGATCTGGGCCTACCTCCGAAATTCGCTGAGTGGCGACCGCGCCAGCTCGATGCGGTAATCTCGGCTGCCTGCAATGAGCGCCGCTTCACCATCATCAATGCTCCTCCCGGCTGTGTGTCGCATGATACAGTAATAACCGTAGCTAGAGGTGGACGGCTTAAGGCATCGAAGAAGTACTCAATCGAGCGTGAGTTTACCAATCAGAATAATGTACTCAGGCGCGACTATCCAACCTTTACGAGAAGCCTCCTAGGGGACAGGATTGGTCTACACGAAGTTAGCGAGGTGGTATATAGTGGGGTAAAGCTTACGTATGAGTTGGTACTGGAGGATGGCAGGAAGCTGCGAGCTACCCCGGACCACGAGATCCTAACTACCGAAGGCTTTACCCCACTAGTCAACCTGCGCAAGTCTAGTATAGTAGTTTGCGACGGGTCAATTCCTTACAGTGGATTACGAAGTCCGAAGAGGGTATACAGTACGATTCAGGGGCTAGTATTCCATCCATTTGCACACAGTCGCATTAGCTATCGCTCGGGATACGACCGCCGTCGTGGACACAAACGAGGACCGGAGCGAGTACGAGGAAAAATTGAGTTCCACCGCGTAGTGGCTGAGGCTAGGCTGAACGGGCTATCTGTGCTGGATTTCGTACGAATTTGTAGAACTGACCCAGATTTAGCTAAGTGCTTACAATTCATAGACCCTGATGAGTTCCATGTTCACCACAAGGATAACAACCATCTAAATAACCATCCGGATAATCTGGATGTGTTGTCGTGCGCCGATCACCTTCGTCTACATCGACCCGGAGACAAGCTACAGGTGTTGCCAACGGAAGTAAGAGTAAAGAGCGTTGCCAAGTTCAAGATGGAGAGGACGTACGACCTGATGTGCACCGATCCGCACAGAAACTTCCTGGCAAATGGGATCGTTGTACACAACTGCGGCAAGTCTACCATCTACATGGCGGTAGCGGCCATGGTGGGAGGACGCACGCTCGCTCTAACCCAGACCAAGGGGCTGCAGCAGCAACTCATGGGCGACTTCTCGGAGATGGGGCTGGTCGAGGTTAAAGGACAAAACAACTACCCGTGCCTGTACTTCGAGGAAGAGGGACGGAGAATCCTTCCCGGCTGCGATGAAGGTCCCTGTCACGCCGGGATCGAGTGCGAGCTCCGCGAAGGTGGTTGTAACTATTATGACGCGCTCCGTCGCGCCAGCAAATCCCGGTTAGTGGTAACCAATTACTCCTACTGGATGACGATGAACCGGTACGCGGCAGTGCAGCAATCCTTAGGAAAGTTTGATACTCTTATCCTGGATGAGGCGCACGATGCAGCCGAATCGCTGGCGGAGTTCGTGAAGATTGAGATAGTGGCGAAGGAAGTAAAGGCGCTACTGGGACTAGAGGTTCCCCGAGGAGTGCCTATAGAGGAGTGGGTACATTGGGCTGATACTGAGGCGCTCCCTGTATGTCGGGCGCGAGTGGAGTCAGCCAAGACCCAAGTCTCTATGTACCGGCACTCAATCACGGTGGTACGGAGATTAAATGAGCTGGAGACGAATCTGGCGGGACTGGCAGGAGCGAAGATGTGGAAGCGGACGGATGCCCCCGACCCTCCTGCATGGGTACCGGGAGCCTCTACTGATTGGATCATTGAGGAGAACAAGGACGGGGCGACGTTCCAGCCGGTGTGGGCAAGCGGCTATGGCGAGAAATACTTGTTCGCCGGAATCCCGCGCGTGATCCTGGTATCGGCCACGGTGACGACAAAAGATGCGGGATACCTGGGGATAGATCCGTCGCAGTACCTATACAAGGAATACCCTAGTCCGTTCAAGCGCAGCCGTCGTCCGATCTACACCATTCCTACCGTCAAAGTTGGGCGCAACATGACACTAGGAGAGGAGAAGATCTGGTTGAACAGGATTGACCAAATCGTCCAGAAGGAGGCGGTAGAAGGAGGAGAAGGGAAGGGAAGCAAGGGGATTGTGTTCACGATGAGCTACGCCCAGATGAAGCTGATCCAATCCCGCAGCCGCTTCAGTAGCATTATCTACGTGCACGACCGACGTAGCATGCGGGATACGGTAGCGGCGTTTAAAGCAGCGCGACCTCCGGCAGTGCTGGTGAGTCCCAGCGTAGGGACGGGATGGGATTTCCCGCAATCGGAAGCGCGGTTCCAGATAATAGCAAAGATGCCATTCATCGACTCGCGGCCAGCGGTGATCAAGGCGCGGCACAAGGCGGATAAGAGGTATCTCGATTATGTAACAATAGTAGAGTTGATCCAGCGGTCAGGACGAGGGATGCGCAGCGAGGATGACTTTTGCCGCACTTATATAATCGATGACCACTGGTATTGGTTCTTTGCTAAGAACAAAAACCTGATGCCTAAGTGGTTTCGCTCTTCGATTCGGCGGGTAAGGAGCTTCACGGAAGTAGAAACATGAGTCTATCCGAGCGATTCTGGCTACACGTTGATATACGGGGGCCGGACGAATGTTGGCCATGGACGGCGCGTACGGATAGGGACGGGTACGGCACTCTTACTATACGCGCTCTAGGCCGCAAATACCTTCGACGAGCACATCGAATCGCCTGGAGAGTAACACGAGGGTATTGGCCGAAAAGACAAGTACTACATCGGTGTGATAGTCCTCCGTGCTGCAACCCTAAGCACCTATTCCTTGGTACCAGTATAGATAATGTACGAGATAAGTGTAATAAAGGACGTACAGCAAGGGGTGAAGCCAATGGCGGTGGTGGTAAGCTAACGGAGCTAGAGGTACTAGATATTAGGAGTAGGTTGGCGACAGGGGAAGCAGGCAACGTACTAGCACGTAAGTACGAAGTCTCAACTACAATGATAGCAAGGATTAACCGACGAAGGAATTGGGCATGGCTATAGGTAAAGTGAAACGAACAGTGAAAGATCGCGGATTCGGCTTTCTGGAGGGGCCGAACGGCCAGGATTACTTCTTCCACATGAGCGATATACAGGAAGAGCCGGGGTTCAGCTTCGACAGCCTGGAGCGCGGCACCGAGGTGGAATTCGAGGAGACGGAGGGAAAGAAGGGGCCGAGAGCGGCGAATGTGTCCCGCGCATAGTGGTCGTGCCGCCGATTGAGCGGTAGCAGGTGCGCTGTGGCTCAGTATTGACAGGGGCGCAACGGCAGAGTTAGAATCCTCGCTCGGCCTGCTTTCGGGCGGGCCAGCCTACTCTCTCCGAATCCGACAACGGTACTCCTGCCTGTCGCTCCGGAGGGTGTTGGCCCTACACGGAGGGACTGTGGGTGTTTCAAAACGGGACATAGTGCGCTGCGGTGGTGGAAGGAGAGAGCCATCACCTACTCCGGTGACCCCTGGACGACGCACTATTCTCGCCTCCTTGGGCTTCACGGTCCCTCCATCACCGACCCTAGCTAGGTTAACGCGTTAACGCAATGGAGATACACATGGCGAAAGAGAGAGCAGAAGTAGCAAGCCTGAACCCGGACGAGATGCTGGCAGGCGGGCTGAAGGATGATTTTCGGGGCCGCATCATCGAGGCGGTCTACGAACGCTGGGACTACGACGGTAACATCGATGAACCGGTGCTGGCAGCGCGACTCACCATTCAGCCCGAGGATGAAGATGAACCGTTCGTGCAGCGGTGGAGCGCGGGTAACCTCGACTCGTTCGTTCCCTCGCAGGATGGCAAGACGCCATGCGACGAAGACGAGACGGGGCCATTCGCGCTCAAGGTGGGGAAGAGAGCGGGTCTGAACAACAACACCAACTTCGCGCACCTGATGAGCAGCATCGTGGACGCGGGCGAGGCCAGCAAGAAGTTCACGCGCAAGGACCTCACCTCATCGCTCGACTGCCTGGAAGGGCTCGACGCTCACTTCAACCGTGTGCCGCAGAAGAAGCGGTCGGGGCTGGTGCAAGCGGAGGGGGAAGAGGGAAGAAGGCGCGCGAACGATGTGCTGGTGGTAACGGAAGTCTTCGGCTACGGCGAGGCGGAGACGAGCAAGAGCGGCAAGAAGGCGTCGAAGCCCAACGGACAGGCGGGACGGGCGACCAGTAAGCCTGAGCCGGAAGAGGAAGAGACGGGCGGCGGCGACGATCTGGATGACAAGCTTCAGGGCGTCGTCATGGAGGCCATCTCCGAGGCGGGCGGCAAGCTGAAGAAGGGCAAGCTGGCCACCGAGATCCTGAAGGCCATGGCGAAGGATAAGGACAAGGCGCGGGCAGTAAAGAGGGTGATGGAAGCGGACTTCGTGGAAGACGGCCCGTGGGACTTCGACGAGAAGACGGGGATCTTGTCGGTCGGATAGCCAGCGGCACAACCAGCGATAGTCACAAGCGATAGCACAATGGCTCCGCGCCTGATCAACGATCGGCTGTTAGAGCTTTTTCGTCAGGAAGGGCGATCGAAGGGTCGTCACGTCTCATCTGCGATTCACCGCATCATGAGCGCGCTATATCCTGACAGATTCGGCTCTGACCCGATCGATCAGGTGCGGGCCAACCTAGGCAACGCACTCGAATACGCCATGATCGAGGCGCTCGCCCGCGAATACCCAGATCGTTATGTGCGGCCGGGACAGCTCCACTACCAGGGAATCTATGGCACCCCGGACCTGTGGGATATGTGGGGCGGTAGCAATAAGAAACCAAAAAAGGATCTACCGATGTCCGCGTGGGCGACGGTGGAGCTGAAGTGCACGTGGGCCTCCTCGCGCCGGGCCGAGGACATCGAGGATCAATGGTTTGCCCGGTATTGGTGGCAGCTCAAATCCTACGCGATCATGGCGGGAATGAGTCGCGGGGTCCTTATCATCGTGTTCATCAACGGGGACTATAAGGGTGGTCCACCGGAGGGGATGATGTGGATGGATAAATGGGCGAAAGAGGAGCTGATTGAGAACTGGTCGATGATCCACAGCTACGCACAGGAAGAATAACAAGGAGACGGCGGTGACCTCTCTCAATCGAGTAACGCGCGGTGACTCGCTTTACCTGCTCTCTAGATTACCAGACAATAGCATAGGAGCCATTATCAGCGACCCTCCCTTCTTTACCGGCATAAGCCGCGATGAGGGCGGGGTAGGTAGCGATCCATGGGCTCCCTCCGTCTCCTCTTCCTCCTCCGCCGTAGAGTGGGCGCGGCCCTATGCTACCCAGTTCAAGCGGGTGCTGAGGAAAGGCGGGGCAACAGTGGTAATGGCCGGGGTGCATGCGACCGCCGCGTGGATGGTAGCGATGGAGGACGCCGGGTTCATATGGATGGCCGAGCTGATGGTGATGTGGAACGCCGGTAAGCCAAGGGCGCGGAACTTCGGCTCCCTGTGCACTCACATCCTGTGGTTCGCCGCACCCGGAGCCCGTCACACGTGGAACTCGGAGCGGCGGGCGATATACTCTAACATCCTGGTGTGCGACAAGGTGGCGCAGATGGACAAGCTGCACACGGCGCAGAAGCCGATAGAACTAACAACGTTTCTTGTTTCCCTGTTGTCGAAGGAAGGCGATACCATCCTTGACCCCTTCTGTGGCAGCGGCTCTACGCTCGTGTCTGCCGCCGTAGTGGGGCGACCATGGCTGGGGTTCGACCGGGATAAGGAGCAGTGCGAGATAGCGAGAAGGAGAGCGCGGAACTGGGAGCTGGAGGACGAGGGAGAGCTGCGATTATGGTGCAACGGAAGACTGGAAGAGGTGTAGCGATGCCGAAATTTACGATAGTGGCGGTGCTGGGGATACCGAGCCTCAACACTCGCGATTTCTTCAATTCGATCAAATTCGAGTCCTGGGAGGTAGATGCGATGAACAGGGACTCCGCATCTCTGGATCATGACCCGGCTAGCAGGCCCAACTGGAATGAGATGACCAGCGGGGAATATCAGGTGCTGAACTGGTATACATTCCCGGTCGAAGAAAGGCACGTTGATGGCTTTAAAGAGTAAGGCGGGCAGCGAGACGAACGAGGGGGTAGATGGCAAGGCCGACTGGGAGGACCTTAGCTCGATGTCTACCTCCAACATCCCGCGCCGAGGTATCTTCATGGACATTACCGGGCTAGAGGGAGCAGGAAAATCTTCCCTCGCAATGACGCTGGCCGAGGTAGGACCGCTTGGCTACGTGGACATCGATCAATCCGCCGACCGCGCAAAGAAGCCGGAAGGGAAGAAGCAGCGAGACGGGATCAAGATTCTACCGGTGCGCTATGCGATAGGGCTCAGCGAAGAAACCGTTAAGGCCAACTGCGCGGAGGCGTGGTTCAACCTGGAGAAGCGGGTAGGGGAAGCGGCGGCGCGGTGGGCGAAGGGAGTAGTGATAGACACCGGCACCGAGGGGTGGGAGCTTATCCGGCTCGCGAGCTTCGGAACCCTGACTCCCCGAGGACGCCGCATGGACCGGCTGTATGGTCCGGTGAACGCCAAGTATCGGCAGCTACACCGCACCGTCTACCGCACTCACGGTAAGCACCTCATCACCATCCACCAGCTCAAGGAAGAGTACGTGGACAGGCTGAAGGAAGGGGAGATGCAGAGCGTGAGAACAGGGAAGATGCTGAGGGCCGGGTTCAAGGAGATCGGATACCTTAGTGATCTGGCGGTGCGTTGCTACCGGGAGGACGGGGAGTTCAAGGCCGAGATTCAGGTTTGCAAATTGAGTCCAAATGGACCAGCACTGGAGGGAGTGAGCGTCGAGGGGGATGATCTGAACTTCGCCAGTATCCTTGCTCTTGCCACAGATACCACTCGTGAGGATTGGCTACGTGCCCGCTAAAGACCGAGAGACTGCGGCTGCAACTCAACGCAGGTGGCGCAAGGAGAACCCCGGCTTAGCCAAAGCCCAAGCTAGGAGGGCCGATAAGCGAAGAATGGCTAGAGTGCTAGCTAGGTATGGCGATAGGTGTAAGTGTTGTGGAGAACACAGACCAGAGTTTCTGTGTATCGACCACATCCACGGAGGGGGTAAAGCGCACCGTAGCCAATTTAAGAACCGCCAAACCTACTACTGTTGGTTAGCAGAAAGAAAACGGAAGGGACTTAGGTTGCTGTGTTGTAATTGTAACTTTGCTATATCGGCCTATGGCAAATGTCCTCATCAGATAGAAAGAAAGCTAGCGATGGCGACGGATACGGACAGGGATGAATGGTTAGGGAAGAAGTGAGAGGGGCTATGAAGGTGTGTACCCGCTGCGGTCAGGGATTCTCCAGTTGCGTCTGCGAGCAATTTCACCCGAACGTCGAAGCGACGGGAACGAGTGGCAAGAAGGCAGGACACATGAGCGTATTGATTAACGATTCGGTGCTGGCCAAGGTGTGGAAGGACATCGAAGCCGAGTACGTGCGGTCCATCGCCAAGCACCCGGTATACCCGGAGGACTCGCTACGGCGGTCGGCAATAACGATGGAAGAACTGCTGGAGGCGGCGGTGGAGCTGCAGCGAACCTCTCTACACGTCGGCAGGCTGGGCAGCGAGGAGAAGCGGCGCGGACTGGACGACTTGCGCAAGGAACTCATCCACGCCGGGGCCATGGTAGTAAAGCAGCTGGCGGCGATGTACAAGGAAATGGAGGCCGCTGGTGCCTAACTTACGGCTAGAGAAGCTCGAGCGTTACCCTATCGGCTACGTCTACGTGGAGATAGACCAGATAGTAGCGGTCAGTCACGCGGGGCAGAAGCAGCGGGTAGTGGTGCTGAGGAACGGAGAGAAGGTGATGATATCGGCATGCGTGTCGAACATGGTGACGATTCTCGGCCGAGTGCCGGATGGAGAGAACGCGGATGGCTAGGGTATTGCAGCCACACCCATAGGTGTGTTACAATCTGGACATGAGAGTCCCCAAAACTACCGCCGCGTGGCTTGCTGCACTTATAGACGGAGAAGGTAGTGTAATGTTGATCGACCGACGCAAACATAACGCTAACACATTCCGTCCTGTAGTATCCATCGCCAATACGGACTCTAGACTATCAGATGCTCTGATTGAGAAGACAGGCATCACTAGAGTGTATGTCCATAGACGCAGAGGCCCTCGCAACCGAAGGCAGTATACTTGGAGAATGTCGGCCGAGGATTTAAAGACATGGTTGCCCATTGTTATACCGTGGTTAGTATTAAAGAAAAGACAGGCTGAGCTGCTGTTGGAATACCTTACTGTTGCGGAGACCAATAGAAGTAGAAAAGGCAAACCATTTAACACTAAGGCCCGAGATCCGCGCTACAAGGAAACCATCCACGCGGAGATTCGGCGTCTTAATTTACGGGCGCAAGCCGACCCGAAGGATTAGAGATGGGCAATCCGATAATTATCGTGCAGGGAGGCCAGTTCGGTTCGGAAAGTAAGGGGCTCGTGGCGGGCTACCTGTGCAAGAAGGAGCGGATGGACATAGCAGTGCGGACAGGCGCAGTCAACGCTGGCCATTCGGTCTACTACAATGGCTCCCGCTACGTGAACCAGCAATTACCGGTTGGATGGGTGAACCCGGATACGCGGCTGGTGATTGGCGCTGGTGCCCTGATTGATCCTACTATCCTTGATCGTGAGGTCCGTGAAATCTCCGCTCTGACCGGCACCGACATCCGCGAGCGCCTTTCCATCGACCGCCGCGCAGGCATTCACCGTCCGTACCACGCAGCCCGCAGCAAAGACTCTGGTCGTCACCATGCTATCGGTGCGACGGGCAAAGGTGCGAGTGAAGCGCTGGTCGAAAGAATCACGGGCCGAGGACTAGGCTACCAGCAATTTGGAGACACCCACGAAAGCGACGGCTACGACGTGTGTGACACTGAGGCGCTGCTGAACTATAGCTGGAACGAGGGCGCGAAGATTCTGCTCGAAGGTACCCAGGGACAGTTGCTCGACCTGTATCTCGGCCCTTACCCCTACACCACCCACAAGCAGACGGGACCGGCACAGTGGATGTTGGAGTGTGGATTGAGTCCCGCGTTGCCAACCGAGATCTGCATGGTAGTCCGCACCTATCCCATCCGCGTTGCTGGAAACTCTGGCCCGATGCCACAGGAGACTAGCTGGCCGGAGCTGGCGCGGGAGATGAATGCTCTTCGCGACAGGGCGGGTTTGCCGCCGCTACTCCGCGAGGGTGCCATAGCATCGTTCGAGGAAGCGGTAGTGGAGGCAGGAAAGAATTTCGATGGACCGGCCAACTGGTCCCATCTCAACCAGCACCGCTGGTCTGCGGCAGACCGCCTCAACTATCAGGCCGCGCTATCCGAGGTTCACAAGACGGCGCTGATGTCGCTGCCCGAGGCGACGGTTAAGGAGCTATCGACGTTGTTCGAGCTGACCACGGTAACAAAGAAGCTGAGGCGAATCGCGCGGCTGGACCGGGAAACGGTAGAAACGGCAGCACGGCAGATACGACCGGCGTGGGTAGCACTCACCTTCGCCAATTACGTGTGGCCGGAGAGCTGGTTTACCTTGCCCCGAGAGTGGACGGCGGACCAGCAGGAATATACCAGGCAGCTAGAGGAGTGGTGCAGGGCTTCAGTACGGCTGGTCAGCTTCGGTCCCGAGGATTGCCACACGCTCGACCGCAAGGTGTAGGAGTTACTTTGCCTGACTATATAAAGTTATTTGTTAGTCCAGTCGCTCGCCGTCGAGTACAGGAAAAACACCCTGATGAGTGGTTGTGGCGCAGCGAGTACTGTATCATATTGACGCGGTTTCCAGATGGACGCCCGGCAATGATGCATCTACGATATCTACGTGAGATGGCGTTACAAGGCTATGTAGGGCTACAGCAGATTCCAAGAGAGTGTATCGTACGTGATTCTCGTTGATTCTCGCGCAGGTAGCAGGGATCTGGCCGACATGCCTGCGCTCGACGGCCGGTGTCAATTAGTGACGCTGGACTCGGCCGATGTCATGCTTACTGGCTGCGGTCCCGATAGCTCGGTGATTACGGTTGGGGTAGAGGTCAAGTCATTATCGGATCTCCTATCCTCTATCTCCACCGGACGGCTAGGTGCAACTCAGATTCCTCGAATGCTGGCTGCTTATGACTATAGCTTCCTTCTATACTACGGCGTGCACCGGTCCGGACCTGATAACAATCTTCAGGTTCGACGCGGGAAGCTGTGGAAACAATATAAGCTGGGGCGGAGGCCGGTCCCATACTCATACCTCGAGGGGTTCCTCCTTACTGCTCAGATGCTTACGCCGCTTCGGGTCAAGCAAGTATACGACCTCAACGAAGCAGCTACGTGGCTGGCAGTCATGGACCACTGGTTGGAGAAGCCCTGGGATAAGCACCGGGGGCTACAGGTGTTCGACAAGAGCGGAGAGACGGCAGCGCCACCGGACGCGGATCCCGTTGAGGCGATTATGGCGAAGGTAGCATCGGGGCTACCTGCGATAGACTATGTGCGGGGATGGGCGGCGGCGAAGCACTTTGAAAGCGTGGCAGAGATGATAGAAGCGGGGGTAGAAGAGTGGCGGGAGATAAAGGGGATAGGTCCGACTATAGCGAAGTCGGCGGTGAGCGCGATCAGGAGGCGGAAAGAGTGACCGGGTGGATCGCTCCGGTGAATATCGAAGCTGGAGATACGATCACCATTGATCTTAGCACTAGCGAGATCATCAAGGTTGAACGTGTAGTGTATCAGAAGGAGGAAGAGGTGCCTACACCTAGATCACACGGAGAGATTACTGGTATCGAGGTCCCAGATGGTTACAGGGGGAAGGGAATGAACACGAGCGAAAAGCACGTATTTACCAGCGGTGCTACTTCATCCGGACGGAAACCGCGCTACGACCTTATTCCGACGTGGGCACTGGAGCGGATCGCACGGAGATTCGAGCTGGGTGCGGAGAAGTACGGGGTAGATAACTGGCAACAAGGATTACGCGACCGGGAGTTCATCTTCGATCGCATCAACCACGCCATCGAACACCTGCTGCTGATCCGCGACCGGATGCGCGGTCCGAATGTTCCTCCGCCGCTTGCTCTGATCGATGATGATGCAGCAGGGGTGGTATTAAACGCGATATTCGTGATGGGGTATGAGCGCACGACGGAGCAGGACCGGGAAGCGCGAACAGGTGCGACACAGGGCTTAGCACAAGAGACCATTGGTAATATCAACCGGTCAACCGGCAAGGACTATTAGTGGCCGCTACTGGTATTATCGTTCCGGGCGAAGGCAACCCCAAGGCGCGGTGGGCCATAGTAGGGGAAGCACCGGGCGAGGAAGAGGCGCACCGTCGCCGTCCGTTCGTAGGCCGCACTGGTCAGGCTCAGGATGCGCACCTGGAGCGGAATGGGCTGGACCGGCGTGACGGCTGGCTCACAAACCTGATGAAGGAGTACCGGCAGGGGAACCCTTATCCCGAACCCGAGGATGTAGCCAAGTGGGGGCCGGTACTATTAGCGGAGCTGCGCAAGATCAAGCCCAAGTTCATCATCACCGCTGGGGCTCTCTCTACTCGCTTCTTCCTTGGTGAGTCCGCCTACCTGGAGGCCATCCACGGCATTCCTCACCGCTGGTCGGACGGTGCTGGCTATGATGCTACCATCCTCCCCTGCTACCATCCTGCAAGCCCCTTCTATAATCAGGATCTTCTACCGCTCGTCACCTGGGACTACGCGCGTGCCGCTGCCGCAATTAAAGGCAAGCTACCGGTAGATCCTCCTATAGACCTACATCCTAAGCCTCAGTACTTCGACCTGGATGACAGCAATTTCGACTGGTATCTGGGCGGGATGGAGGAGGGCGCGGCTGGAGGTGCGGTCGGGCTGGACACCGAGGGAGTACCGGGCTCCGAATGGTCGGTCCAAGTCTCCGTAGCCCCCGGAACCGGCCTCGTTTTGCGCAAGGGGCACCCGCGCTTCTCTCGCGCCATCGCACTGCTCCGAGAGAAGCTGGAGAAGAAGAAGCCGGTGCTGGTGGTCCATCCTGCTCTCTATGACTTCGAGATGTGCCTAGGGCTGGGCCTCGATTTCCTCTACGACATCGAGGTGGATATCTTCGATACCATGATGGCGGCGTATCTATTGTGCGTCGAGCCACAGTCCCTCAAGAACCTCGCCCGCCGCCACTGCGGAATGGTGATGAAGGACTACGCGGAGACGGTGGGGCAGGCGGGGCTGGAGAAGCAGCTGGGGTATCTAGAAAGGGTGATGGAGGGAAAGTGGGGGAAGCCGGAAGCGCGAGTAGAGCACGAGAATGACGGTAGCGCGCACTTGTATACTCCTCAGCCGGTCCAGCGCAGGGCTGAAGCGATCCTAGTAGATTACTACTCGGAGAAGCTGGACAAAGAGGGAAGGAGGACCGACCCCCACAAGCGCTGGAAGAAGGTGGACAGAGAGCTGCGAGTAATAGTAGAGAAGGATTTAGGCGCGTTTCCCATCGGCACTCTGGCCGATATCCCTCTAGCTGATGCCGTCTACTACGCTGGCCGCGATCCCGATGCCAACCTCCGCCTGTATCCCAAGATGAAGGCCGCCATCTCCGCTGCTGGGCTGGACTCGCTGATGACTATGAAGATGCGCATGCTGCCCGCTGCGGTGAGCATGAAGATCAACGGGATTACCGGCGATCGCGCGTCCTTCGAGAAGCTAGGCGAAGAGATGACGGAGAAGATGGGGTTAATACGGGATGGGATCTCTAGGAATTACTTCCAAGGACGACCGTTCAACCCAGCATCTTCCGATCAGGTGGCAACGTTAATGCGGAGGCGCGGGCTCAGAGGGGAGAAGAAGACATCGACCGGCAAAATGAGCACGAGCAAGAAGTCCATAGAGCACCTGCGATTCGAGGACGAGGCTATCGAGCAGATAGAACAATGGAGAGAGCACCAGAAAGTACGGGACTCGTTTGTGGACCCGGTGCTAGAGAATTGGCCGGAAAAGCTAGCCTCGACTCGCGTGGTGTGCGACCTTAAAATTACCCGCGTCTCCTCCGGTCGCTTCTCTGCTACCGCCTTCGATGACCGCCCCAGTGCTCCCCTCCTTGCTATTCCGGTGCGTAACGAACTAGGCAAGTCGGTGCGAGACTGTTACCGGGCCGAAGAGGGGTACGAGCTGTTCGAAGCAGACCTGGATCAGGCCGAGATGCGGGTCATGGCGGACGAGAGCAGGGATGAACGGCTGGTACGACTATTCAACGATGGCAAGATCGACATCCATACCGATACCGCCTCCAAGATCTTCGGGGTCCCGTACGATCAGGTGCATAAGATGAAGCACCGGTATCCTAGCAAGCGGGCAGGATTCGGGGTCATCACGGGAATACAGGACCAGGGACTGCTGGACCAGCTGCGCATGGCCGGGTGCGAGGGATGGGATTTAAACGGAGTAGCCAAGCTGAGGAAAGAATGGTTCAAGCTATATCCGGGGGTTCAGACCTATATGACCGGGTGCCATGAGGAGTGCCGGAGAGCGGGAGGGGTAATCAAGGACCGCTGGGGGATGCAGCGGTATCTACCGGCGATCTTCAGTGAGGACAAGTGGGAGAGGTGGGAGGCACAGCGGCAGACGCACTCGCACAAGATCCAGGGCGGAGCACAGGGAATGCTACAACGGACCATGGGATGGCTGTGGGAGCAACTGTGGGACTATGGGAAGGCAGTAAGGTTTATCGTGCAGATCCACGATAGTCTGATGTTCGAGATACTGGAAGGGCTGGGGGAGGATGTAGCCCCCATTATCCTAAGAGGTATGACCGATGTTACCAAGCTACGGGTCCCAGTCAAATCAAGCGGATCGTTCGCACAGTCTTGGGGGAAGCTCAAGGATTAGCTGGTCAAAGATGTGGCGTGAGCGCTGGTGCGCCTTCCGCTACGGCCACGCGTTCATGTTGAACCTGGAGGAGAATCGGCTTAGTGTCTATTGTCCGAACTGCGGATACGAGTCACCCGGAATCGATCTAATCGTCTACACAATGGAGGAGTCACATGGCAGGAGCAAAGGGAGCGGCGGGTTCGAAGGGGGTCAGAGGGGCAGTAGGGGCGACAAGCAGACCATCTTCCACTAGGGTTGCTGCTCCACCCATCAACGACAAGAAGCGCGGTAAGTTCGAGGAGCGCGACCTCCCTAATTGGAGGGACAGCAAGTTTCGAGGGAAGCTGGACGACCTTAAAGACCTGGGAGACGAGATCACGGAGCTGACGGCGAAGATGAAGGGGTTAGAAGAGGAAGTAAAGGCAAAGAAGGTAGTAGCGCGAGCGATCATGGAGGACGTGGACGATAGCGAGAGCTGGTCGGTGAGAGATGAGGCGTGGACAGCAGCGTACGTAAAGCCGGAGCCACGGGAATCGCTGGTCCGCGAAAAGCTTATCGAACAGGGAATCACCCTGAAGCAGCTTGAGAAGGCGACGAAGCGCACCGAGGTTCAGCCGTATGTAACATTCCGAGCAAAGAAACAGTACGATGAGGGAGAGGAGGACTAAGTAGTGATAGCTCTCCCGAAAATAAAGAAAGATAGACGACACGAAAGACCTAGCAATGCTGCTAGGATGCGCTTATATCGCAGCAGCGATCCAGAGAGGTACAAAAAAGAACATCTAGTATACAAAAAAGGAAACCCGAATAAATTTAGGAGCTATGATAGAGCTAGATATGCTAGACTACGCAAGTTCCTTCAGACCTCTAAAGAAGTACCTTGTGCGGACTGCGGAGTAGAACTTCCACACTACTGTATGGAATTCGATCACTGTCGCGGGGAGAAACTGTTTAATGTCAGTCATATAGGAACAGGAATAGCGCGCATTAAGGCTGAGATGGCCAAGTGTGATGTAGTGTGTGCAGTTTGTCACAAGATTAGAACTTGGAACAGGAGTAACCCGTGCGACTAACAGACTTACTAGCTTTATCAATAGTTCCAAGATGGACGATTGTGCCTACCCTGAAACAACAGACGGTATCAGACCACGTATTTCGGGTGTTGGTTATCGCCCTCGAACTCGCTGCCCGTACCTCTACTCCTTTTCCTCTCGAAGCAGTCCTCCACGTCCTGTGCCACGATGCGGACGAGTCTCGTACCGGCGATATTCCCACTCCGGCCAAGAACAAGATTACCATCCCCAATTCTGCCGTTTTCTGTCCATGGTTGCTACAGGATGCGATGGCAACTATGATCAGCGAGCCTGCCTACAAGGTGTTCCGCCTTGCCGATCTGATCGAGGCTTACACCTTTATCAACCGCTACGGGGTAGGAAGTCATGCAGACCGTGCGGCCGAGGGGGTACTTGATGCCATTTACGAAGAATGTTCGGAAGATTGGGCAAAAGAGGTGGGGCGGCTGATAGACGATATAGACATGGACCGGGAGCGGTAGTACGGTCCTGCCTAATCGGTCACCGGTTCCTGCGCCCACGCCCGCCACGCCTCTATTCTCCCGAGCAGCTCCTCGATTAGCCCGCGCAGCAACCGCTCCCCCTCCGCCGTGAGCGCCGACGACGCTTCCGAGTCACCCGGAGCCACAAAGAGGGGCAGCGGCGGGGTGAGTGGGACCAGGAGTTCAGGCGGCGGTACCCGCGCCTCTACCACTGGTATTTTTACTTCTACTGTCTCTACTATTCGGACCACGGTAGGAGGAGGGATCTTCTTGCCGCCACATGCGGCCAGTCCGAGTGTAAGCGCCAGTAGCACTACCAACCCTGCCATATTGTTGATGCGGAACTTGATAATCACATCAGCAATATATCCGCCTCGTCCCCAGTTCTCGTCCCATCTCCATCCGGCCCTAAACGACATCCAGCGCCCACTGCGGCGCGGCACGAACAATACGAAGAAGGGCAACCATCCCGGCCGCGATAGCTGTATACCGATGCGCCAATGTCCCAATCCATCTCCAATTGGGAAGAATGGCCTCCAGATAAGGTCAATGGGCGGCCGAGCCGAGTGGAAGGATAAGACGCGCTGTATCCAGGCCAGAATATGGCCGAGCACCCCTCCGGTCCGTCTATCCGGCCCTTGATTTACGTATTCTGGATCGGCCATCAGTCTACTCCCACCCGGCTCCGTAGCCAGTCGTTCATCGCCGCATGTCCCGGTGGCACAGTACTAGTGGGTAGCCTTAGTTTACGTGCCTCCTCTTCTCCGGCCCTTATCGCCCGCGCTACCCGCAGGTTCGCCGCCGTCTCCGCCTGCCGTGCCTCTACTCTCATCTGCTCTACTGCCGCGTTCTGCTCGCGGATGGTGGCAGTAAGCTTGTCCCGGTTGGCTGATACGTCGCTTACTGCTATTCGCAGGTCCGCTACTGCCCCCTTTTCGAGCGCCAGTTCTACTTCCAGCCGCTCTATCTGACTATCCAATCCCCGCACCTTGATCCAGTGGGTAACCTGGAGGACACCGATCACCGCTACCCCCGCTACCGCTACTTTGATCCAGTTAGGAAGAGCTAACAGCCACACCATTAGTAAACTCGCAATCTACGCCCGGCCCCCATGCTCGGTACGGGGGCTGGCGTTGAAGGATAATTCTACGCGGGTAGTCCCGATTTTCGTTGAACGCCCATACCGCTCTCGGACTGTACTTCTCGACGTGGCCCCACCAACGGGAAGGGTCAGCACCGCGCGTTGCTGCCAGCCGCTTGTCTCTATTCACCCAGCCCTCGCCGCCGTTATACCCGCTGAGCGTGAACGCCCACCTGTCGCATTCGGTCGCCGCCGTCTGCTGCCGGTCATATAGAAACTTGTCATACCGGGCAAGCGCCCGTAGCGCCCACGAAGGATTCAGCGGCTGGTTCTCTCCCAATTCCTGAGAATAGCGCTGAGAGATCCAATCCGCTGTATCCGGAGTGAATTGGGTAAGTCCCGAGGCGAACGCTGACCGCGCATCCGCTCTCCATCCGCTCTCCTGGTGGACCTGAGCCGCCATTGCCGCTACCGGCGCATTGAGCCCCCACACGAATCGGGCCGAGGAGATGAGAGTACGCTGGTACTGAAGAGCGGCGCGAGGAATGGGGGTAGTACTAATAGGAGGAGGAGCAGGAGCAGAGGCAGGCACAGGGACTTCTAGTGCCGCCAGCAACACTAAGCATCCTGCTACCTTCATATGCCTATTGTCAATCCTAGAATGATCGCCAGTGCCACTATAGCCCGTGCAATTAATCTTGCTGCTCCTACCGTATCCTTCGGTAGAGTGGCATCAATGTTAGGGGCATGCCGGAAGAGGACTCGATCCGCCCAATATGCCATCAACACTCCGATGGAGAGCTGCGACACCTTGTAGATGAGTACACTCCCCTGTTGAGGAGAGAACCACAGTACTGCCAGCAGCGCCGCTACCGCCACCATCCACCACCCGCCGAATCTCCTGGTCTGCGCCGCCGTACCCTTCTCTGATTCCATTATTGTCCTGCTTTCACTGGGTGTGATCGCGCGCCCACAAGATGAAGTGATTGTTGATGGCGCGGAGGTCGGCGCTCATCACCTCCATCTGTTTCCTCTGAGCCTCGATCCGCTCGGTCAGTACTCCGATCCGGACCCCGAACCCGAAGATGGCAGCGATTAAACTCAGTCCCAGCGCCAGTATTGCTATCGTTTCCCTGGTCATGATACTGTAACCCGTGCGATGATGTTTACAATGAGCGCCATTCCTGCACTAATGATGGCGGCTACCATCAGTAGCTTACCATCAAGGTTCGCCCGCGCCCGTCGCAGCTCCTGTACTTGAAGATCTACTTTTTCCAATTCACTCCGCGTGGCCATCCGTGCCGCTTGATCCTTCAGTGCGTCGCGCCATTCATTCGACCCAGCTTTATAGTCACGCAGCGCAAATTCCGCTTTATTTAGGGCCACTTCTGCTGCGGCGAAACGTTGCTCATACCGGCGATCGGCATCCTCGATCCGGCGTTCAAGATATTCTTTCAGGGCCACATCGGTCATTGTACTATAACCTAATCAGAAATATGCGACCCCTGATCATATAGCAGCCTACTTGTCCAGTATGGTCAAGGTTCGTCTTAACGCGGAGGTCGTAGTAATCAGGGTCGCCGGGGTGTGTATTGGCTCCGTGTTCGACCAGCGGCGTTGTTCCGGACCCGTCGAGCGCTACGAGGCTCAGGTAGATATCGTCGCTGTGGAGACACCGCCCACCGCGCGTCGATACGTACCCCATGTTAGTAGTATTAAACAGGATGACGGGAGAAGCATGAAGCTTGTCGAAGTACCGGATGATGCATGCGCCGGGATCCGGCTTATCCGCCTCTCCAATAATGAAGTCTGGTCCACAATCGGAGTGGCCGAGCGCCCGGTCATGATCCCGCAACCACACCGTTTCCCGTGTGTCGAGGTTGATGATGCGGTTATCGTCGTTCTCCTTGATGACAACATGATGCCCATCGCGACTGACTTGGGACTCGTCCAGCACCCTCATCGCTGGCCAGTAGTCCAGCTTCCCGCTATGCATCGTCGCTGTACCTACCTTCTGGTACCCTTCGTCCTTGACGGTAGCGGAGTGGGTATTGCCGTCGTCGCTGGAGTGCCACTGATCGATCATATGGGCACCGGGAATGAAGCTAGCATCCATCACCACGTCGTCACTGCCGTTGCGGGGATCGACGCGATGCAGTTGTAGTCCTGCCCCTATCATCAGCTTTCCGTCCGGAGTCCAGTACCAGAACTCCGTCTCTCCCTGATACGGACATATGAGATCGTCACGCCGCGTCACCTGCTCGGAGCTGAGGTCTACTGCAAAGAACCGGGGTCCTCCCGTGTCTCTACTGCCAGCGAAGACAAGCGCCTCGCCGCCGCTGATCCATGCATTGGCCCGGTCCGACATCATACGTGGCGCGAATTGTCCGTCCGAGTCCTGCGTAACGCGGATAACGCGATTAGTCCCTGTAACTGGCACAGGCGCTACGGGCGGACTCGTTCGGTGCGGCGCTCGCTTATCCCACACAGCATCCCCCATTACTTCCTCTTCTTGAACTGTTGCTCCAGTTTCCTTACCCGCTGCTCGAGCTTCGTCCACCGTTTCTTCATGGCGCGGATGTTGTGCAGCGTCGCCTCCCACTTTCCGCGCGTTACTATGGCTTTTACTTTCACTGTTGCAGCCTCCCTGTCAGCAGCAGGATCAGCAGAACCACTACGATTATTCCCACCACACCGCCGCCCCAGACAGGACCGCCCGCGTAGAACCCGCCACCGCCAAACAGCAACAGGAGCAACAGGATGATCAGTAATAGACTCATAGGATCCCCCTATAAGAGAAGGGTTCCGACCCAACAGGCGAGGCCAGCGGCGAGAAGATTTACGCGCGGCGACGGGACTCCGACTGCCGCAAGAACGAACAGAACGAGCGCGAACACCAGCAGTACTACATCACTCATGTTGCTACCCTCCTCTTATCAGTTGAACGATGGCTACGATTCCGCCCACAACCCCGGTAATTCCCAGCAACTTGATCGTCAGTATCGCCCCTTCCGCCCTGTTTCTTACTGCTTCGAGATTAGTCAATCGTAGGTCCAGCTTCTGATCTACCAGCGTCGCTATCGGCTTTAGCCTATCCAGAATTAGGTCCTGCCCGCGTTCGAATGCCTTATGACGGGATTCTACGGTTGATACTAGTCCTTCGACTCGCACGCTGGTTACTGCCACGATGGTATTAATGCTTCCCATCTGTTTCTCCAGCTCATATACCCGCCGCTCCAGGCTACGGCGCTCCCGCTCCTCCGTGTCGTCAGCCACCTTTACTCCGCTTCCATCATTCCGGCCGCTTCGAGAGCCCGTCGCAATGATCTTAACGGCACTACCCGCTGTGGCAGCATCCGGATATCCGCCTCGCCAATCTGAGGTACCGATGATGCCGCCGATGCCAGCGCCTCCAGCAGTCCTGTACCGCCTCTTCTCAGCCCTTTGCCCGCCGCTATCCCCGCCGCCGCTGGTAGTGCTGCCGGTCCTGCTGCTGATGATGCTACCGATGCTTCAGCCAGACTTGGGTCCCTCCAGTAGCCGTACACCGTTCCTCCTACTAGCGCCGCCCCTCCAAACTCCGCTCTTGCTTTTAATGCCGCTTTGCTCAATCCCTCCTGAGGAGCGAACCGGCCCAGCGGCGACTTGGCGTGGCGAGTAGAAATGCGGCTAGACGCGCCGGGCATGAATTCTATCCCTCGCTCCAGTGCTCCTATCCGGACGCGTGGGAACTTGGCTAGCATCCGGAACGTCATATTGGAGTTGATCAGCCGCAGCATCGTCTGCCCCTGCCACGATGTCGGCTCTCCCATCAACATCATACGTTCCGCCTCGGCCTTGCTGAATCCCATCCTCTTCAGCACTTCTCCTCCTGTGCGATCCGCCGCGATGAAGGGCCGCAGCACATTTATCAATATCTTCTGTGGGAGCGACTTTATCCCGGCCATTTCCGCAACATCTGCTCCGAACTTACTGACCGGTCCTAGCCTCTCCGCTGGTCCCGTAAGCGTCTTCCACCACATGGTTGGGGCTTCCTTTTTGAGAAACTGTAGTCCACGCCGCGCGTCCGCTGTCCGTCCCTCCCTCAGTCTCTGCCATATTCCTGCCGCCGTACCTCCCATGGACCCGAACGAGGCTTTGATCATCGCAGGCCCCGCGAGCAGGTTTGCCGTATCTAATACTTCTACCGCTTCCCCCGCTACGCTTCTCGGCCCTTTTGCCGCTCGCACTGCCGCCTGTACCCCCTTGACCCCGGCCCAGCCCGCAGTACCGCCGATAATGGCCCCCGATAATGCATACGAGAACCGATCTACTGCATCCTCTCCTTCGATGGTCGCCCCCAGTAACCCTCCCGCCATCGCACCGCTGCCCACTACTAGTGCTTCAGTCCGGAAGAAGCCACGGGGATCGTCCAGCAGGTAGCGGTACCGCGCGTCCAGCTCCTCCATAACCTGTACCGTAGGCCGCTGTTTGTGCGGAGGTCCGCTGATCTTCTCTATCTCCGCCTTGGGTATTCCTAGCCTATCTGCTGCTCCCTTACTGCCCCAGAATCGCCGCATCTCGTCTATCAGCCGGGGATCGCGCACCCCTCTCTCGACCAGCCGCCGTGCTTCATCCTCGACAATGTTGATGCGCGCCCAGGCATCGGGTTCGACTCCACGAGGCGGAGGCCCGAACGATCCAGCACCCGATGGCTCAGCAGGTATCGTTCCTCGTGCTCCTGCTGGCGGCTGTATCTCTCTCCCTAGCATCTTCTCCAGGTCCTCCAGCGCCGCCGCTCCTTTTTCCGACTCCGCGATGATGGCACTACGCTTCCCAGTACCAGCAGCTTTAGCGCGACCGATCTGAGCCACAATCTCTTTCTGCGCCTGTACCGCCACTTCAGGCGGAGGGGCAACAGGCGGAGGAACCGATTCCGGGGGCTGGATCTTCGCTGCCAGTGCTTCGGACCGTGCCGTTACTCCGATGTTATTCGGATCGCTCGCTCTTGCTGGTGCCGTCCTTATCTCCTCTACTGCATCTACACTCGCCCTTCCCGCCGCCGCCTTGTTAAATCCCTCCCATCGCTTCTTGATCGTCCCCGGCAGCTTCGCGCTCCCCAGTATCCCCTTCTCCAGCTTACCCATTTCGATGAATTGCGCCGGAGTCGGCTTCTCCAGGTTCGCTAGATAGTTGAATCTCACCAACTTCTTGTCGAGCCCCGAGTCTCCTGTCTCCAGCTTCTTGATTTTCGCTAGCAGACTAGTACGCCTCAGATCCAGTTCCGCACGTGACGATACCTTGGCCTTAGGCATCACAGGGAGCTTCCGCAATCCTGGTACTGCCTGAGCCTCCGCCGCCTTCCCTGCTCTAAATGCCGCCGCTCCTTCATCTCCTGCTACCGCTACTCCTCCTAATGTCGTAGTCTCTCCGGGCTTAGGTAGCGGCAATTTTGCTTCTGCTCCCTTCGTCCCCGTCTTTCCCGCCGCCTGTTGTAGTAAATCCCTCGACCGTGCTTCCGCTGCTTTTACTGCCTGCATCGCCAACCGGTCTATCTCTCGCGCTCTCTGCTCTCTCAGTTGCCCGGCCCGCGTCATCGAACGTCGCGCTGCCGCCGCCGAATCCTCTCCCAGCCCCAACACCCCGCCCGGCTCAGCAACATTACTGCCTGGAGGTATAGGGGTACCTCTGGACCCGGTACGCGGCATTGGGGGAGGCTCGGCAGGCGACAGCGAGACACGGGTAGGCGATTCCGGCTTCCTGATTTCTTCCAGCGCCGCCGTTATCGCCTCCTCGACCGTGGGGGCCTTGATGGTCGATAGTCGCGGGCGCATGCCGGGAGAAGTAGTACGAGGGGCGCTCGCTTTCGCTCCCTCGGCACGGCGCACCAGAGATGGCCCGAGATCGCGGGGAGCGGCAAGGTTCTCCCGGAGAGCAGTAGAAACTTGCTTGGCGACATCGGCTAACTCAGCGGCGGGTACCGGGGGCGGAATGTCAGCAGGGGGGGTAGGTCCTCGGCCCGAAGGCGTAGTACCAGCACTACCTTTACCGCCCTTAAGCTTCCTTCCACCCACTCTCAGCAGCAATGCTTCTATCGGACTCAGGGAGCTTATTTCCTCGACTACCCCGGCTCCGAAGCCCCGCGCCGCCGCTAGTGGCTGCTCAGCGAAAGCGGGGGCGGCATCGCGCACCCCTCGAAACAACCCTGGAATGCCGGTAAGCTCCGCTATTCCTGTCATCGGACTCTCACGCATCGAAGATACTGCATCGGACAGCATCTGCACCAGGGGTGCACGCTCAACGGGCGCACGATCAACTCCCTCGATGGCAGTAGCGGCGCGTTGTCCTAGCTTCTTGATGGGCTCAACCGGGGATATTAATTGCCGTCCCATACGGCGGACAAACTCACCGGGAGAAGGGAAGAAGGAGCCGGTATCACGGGATTCGGGCTCAGGCTTGGCCGCTACCTGTGCTGGCGTCGCAGGACCAGTACCGCCTTCGATTTTTAGGATAGCTTTACGGATATCCTCCGGCGTCATCCCCTCGGGGAATCTGACTACCCCTTTACCAGGGATATTGACTCTAGTCTGGGCCATATTGGTAACCGATTACCGTTACTGTTGCGCCGGTACTAGCTGCCCTGTTGCCGGATCCCACTCGAAGTCCGCCGCTCCTTCAACCGATGATGGCGTAATCGCGTCCAGGTTCCGCACTGCCGCCGTCCGGTACTGGAGCGCCGTCCTTAATCTCGTTATTGCCGCCCCGATATTGCTCCCCGTACTTATCGCCTTCTCCGCGTCTTCCAGTGCCTTGTTGGTGGGTGCCGATCCTCCGGACTTCAATAGCGCCAGTGCGGATCGTACCTCTCCTACCGCCGCCTCGAAGTCTGCTGCCATCTGTCGTGCATCGCCGCCCAGTCCTCCTAGCTTTGCTGCCGCCAGCCGTGCGCTACTCAGGATTCCTAGCCCCCCACTCTGCCAACCCTCATTTACCCGCTCCAGTTCATCGAGCGCCGACTCTACAGTATCGGCGGCGATCCTGAGGTTGGCCCGCTCCCCGGTATTTAAGGTCTGGTAATGAGAGGTAAGCGCCTTGAGGTCTGACTGGGCACGGGTCAAGTTGTATCCTCGCCGAGCCAGCTCACCTCGAATCCTTACTCCTAGTGCCGATACCGGGATCTGGTCAGGAGGGGTATCGCCGCGCACTACTCCTGTAACGAACTCCTCGATATCAGCAGGAGAGGCAGCGGAGGTAGAAGTTGACTGACGCTGGGGCAACCGCTCTCTTACCGAAGTCATCTCCTGTGCTTCGGCCCTAGGGACATACCGTGTAGTCTCCCTGCCCGATGCGTCTCTCTCCGTCACTGTCTGTAGCGGTTCGCTAACTGGCGATCCCTCCGCTATGACTCTACCGCCCTGAATAAGCTTCCCGCCGCGCGGCACCGACCTTACTTCCGTGGACTCCTTGATCTGGGCCTGAGCCAGCAATTCTGCTAATTGCTGCTCCATGGTCTGAGGGCGACGCTTTACTCCTGGAATACCGTACTCCTCTATGCCCGGAATCTCCATCGGGTTCAGTCGAGTAGGCTCACCTCTCTCCATCATATTGAGGCGCCCCTGCATTCCTCCCTCGACCTGCTCTGGAGTGACATCCGCTTCCGGGATCCCCTGCATCAGATCCAGGTTCTCTTTGGCCGCTGTCCGTGCTCTCAGCCGTTCCTGAATCTTCAGCTCTTTCATCCGGTGTTGCAGGAGCTGCTTCTCGATGTCACGGTCCTCAACCTCCCAGTCCTGCTGCTGCTTGCGCTGCTTGGTCTGCTGACCGGCGGTATAGCCTGATATGAACTGGTCCGCGAACGCCAATTGGTGCCTCCTTGCTACTACTTGCCGCTGCTAGAACCCCTGATAGAGACTTGGTACTTTACCTGCGCCTCCCCCTGCGCGAGATACCCCCGGAAATGCACCTTGTCCGATCAGGAAACCCAGCATTTCTGCCAGCCCTCCAAGCGCTCCCCCTGCCTTGTTGCCGCTGCTCGAGAATTCCGTGCCCCGTCCCAGCCCCAGCAAGTCTGTAGCTGCTGTCTCGTCTTCCTGCTGCAACTGGCGCTCCAGTAATGGTAGTCCGGTACGGAATCGCGCTATCTCCCCAATTCTCCGTCCCTGCCCTCGATTGATCGCCGCTCCCGCCATCGGAGATCTGCTCAACCCTCGGGCAGACAACGTATTCTCAAGCGACTGTTGGCCCGCATCGAAGGTCTTATTGATAGCAGAGATACCCCCAGTCTCGAATCCGGCAGGAAGCGCACTCGGCTGTTGGAGACGCTTGGTGATGTTGCCTATCAGCATCTGCTGAAGCGGCCCGAACTCCGGGGAGACTGTCGGCGTTGCCGTCTGCGTCTTCTTGCGGTTGGATAAGGCTCCACCGATAGCAGAAGCACCCATCGAGAGGAGCGGGATTAGTAGAGGCCACGCCATTTATATCTCCTTGTCAAGAACCGGACTGGTGTTGACGCCCGATTATACTACTTAGCTTACTGTCAACACAATCTGACCTGTAAGTAGGCACGGCACCGCTCTTGATCACGGCGCACTAATGCCCTAGGCCTTGTCGTCGATGAATTCCCGAATGTTCTTCCAGACGTCGGCCTCGGCGAGCGTCACGCCGACCTTCTGCTGGACGGTCATGTTGTTCCAGGCGTTGATGCCGCGCGCCCGCACGATCAGCGCGCAGGTCGCTAGAACGTCCTTCTGACGGCTCGTCGAGAGGGCCGACGCGGACAGCTCCGCGGCATCATGCGCCGGATCGTCAGGGTTGAAGTTGTCGATGATCGACTGCGCGGCGGCCTGGAGCGACGACGGCGTCACGCGGTAGCCGCCTGGCGCTGCGGCATCCGGCGACACGCCGGCGATAGCGATACCGGCCGACCTGATCTCGCGATCGAGGCGCTCTGCTCTGCTCATAGTCGTCTCAATTCATCATTACGCCGATCATTCCACCCACGACGTCGGTGCCACCGTCGTCGCCGTAGAACGTCGTCGTCGCGCTATCCGCACGCTCAAGCCAGTTGATCTCATGTCGTCCAGCAGCGACAACCCCTTTCCACGCGCCGAGAATCAACTGGGGAGCGTTGGCCGTGAGGATGGACGCCTTCGGGCGTAAGCTCCCGACATCGGCGGTTGTCGTGGAGTCGATGCCCACAGCGACCGCGACGTTTGCGAACTGCGTTGTGCATTTAGCGCCTTGAACAATCGTCGCCTCCATGTAGGCTGGTAGCCCAAGCATGACGTCGAACTTGTTACCTACCGCCCCGTTCGCCTGACGGAATACCCCGTTGTAGGTCCAGTTATCGGTCGTCTCAAGCTTAATCAGCGGGCGGAGCCGTTGGTTGCACGCGTTGTACACACTACGGATCGCGACGGTATCGTCCGTTTGCCCACCAGAGACATTGATGTAGATGTCGCCAATGTACCGCCGGGTCGCGGTGCCGGACTTCACGGGCGTCCCGTCCTGTAAAACGATCGCCGTCGCGCGCGTCGTCGCGTTAGTCCAGGCCTCTAGTTCGAGTGTCGGCGTCCCGGCGTTGTCGTAGACGTACACCGCGTACGGCTTTGACGCGGTGAGCCCGGCGAGCGTGATACTGAATTCCGCCGACGTGCGCGTGTTCCACGCGGCCCCGTCGTACAGCGACAGCTCGTTCGAGACGAACGGCGTGCAGTAGAGCGTTGTCTTAGCGGCTTGGTCTGTCGTCGACACCGGAACTGCGGTTTCCAGGGTCAATCGGAAGCCGTTAGTGCGCGAGCCCCCACCACCCCCCGCTGGCGGGTCGATGAACTCTAGCGCCGTCTCCCCGACGTTAACCGCGACGAGCTTCTCTGACGCTCCGCTGTAGCTCGCGGGCGCGTCGGTGAGTTCCAGGAACGTCGCCGCGCCGTCGGCACCATCGGCCCCATCCGCGCCGTCAGCGCCAGCCTGCCCTTGCCCGAGCACCGCGCCATCCGCCGTCAACACACGCGGCCCGCTGTCGGTGTAGACGAACGTCGAGCCGACCGCGAGCGTAACGGTAAAGAGCGGCCGGATCGTCGCGTTGTTATTGAGCTGCACCGTGAGCACTACGGCGGCGGTATCGAGGTTCGGAATCGTGAGGGTTTTGACTTGCCGACGTTCACCCGCGCCAGGCGCCGCGACCGCGGTGACCGGCGTCGCGCCAGTGGTCACCGTGTCAGTGGTCGCAATCGCGCTCGCGGCCCCGGTAGCGATCGTCACGTCGACAAACGACGCCACGATCGGAAGCTCGGTCGTCGCGACCGCGCCGCCAAGTAGAACCTCGAAACTTTTGGTTGTGGCGTCCAGATACATCGTTACCCTCTCAGGCTCACGCGCGCGAACACTTGCAGCGCCGTTAGTCCGCTTCCGCCGACGGCTTCGAGCTGGTTGCTTCCGTTGATTGTGACGGTGACGCCGTCAACGAGGACAGCGAGCGGGGACGCGCCCGTCCCGTCGCCGTCGAGCGCACCAGCGGGATCGACAGCTACCGTTTCAAGCGCGCCGACTTGCGCCGCCGTGACCGCGTGCGGGTTAGCGGTATCCGCGACGTGCGCCGCAACGTCACCCTCGAGCGTCGTGAGGTCGGCATCCGGCGCGAAGTCGGGATTGTGCGCTTCGTTCCCGTGCTCGAGCGGCGTCTGCGCGTCCTCGAGGAGCCCCGACAGACCGGCGACCGAAATCTCGTCCGCGCCGCCGTTTTGATGACTAGTAGCGTGGGCGGCGGGAATTAGGCTCTTGTGCGGATCATCCGCCTCCATGTGTTCCTGAATGGCGGAGTCGGCGTAATTCTCGGCAGTCGCCAGCGCCATAGCTAGTACGTCTATAATCCTATCGCCTCCGTCTTTGATAAGCTTACCGGTAATGCCGTCGAATACCGCAATGCGTTCGTCTACCGCTGAGGCAGGTCCTGCCACATCTCCGGCCCCGGAAGGAGTAGCGAAGGTGCCGTCATCACGCAGGAAGGTAGTACCTCCGCCTGGAAATCCATCCAGGCCCGTTACATCAACCGGATCACTTCCACCATCCGCGTGACTAGCAGCATGGGCCAGAGGTGTCTGTCCATCTGCGAGTAGCCCCGACAATCCTGCTACACTAATCTCGTCACTGCCTCCATTTTCGTGACTTGTATTGTGCGCCAGTGGCGTCTGAGCATCTGCAAGTAGCCCGCTTAACCCTGCTACACTAACCTCGTCCGCCCCTCCATCCTCGTGCCGCGCACTATGATCATCGAACTCTGTCTGGGTGACGTAGGTCCCTTCGACCTCAGCAGCAGTAGTGTAATCTCCTCCTGCTACCGCTTCCCCGGCGTTAATAATGCGCTGCCCATGAAGGTCGATATTGCCCTGAGTCAGAGGATCAAGCTTCAACCATATCTGGCGCAGGGCCTCGTGAAGCTCGGGCGAAATACCGGGGGGGTAACGGTAGCTCATACTTCTACCATTATACGTTGACTGTTACTAATCACGCCACTACCTCTCCGCCAACCTGTGCCTCTACCCTTATCGGCTCCTTCTCTTCCTCTCCCCGCGTCTGCCGCACCACGAACTCTATCCAGAAGGGATAGAAGGGCTGCGCGGACCGGATCTCGAACTTGGGTACCTTGCCCTTATAACCACGCGGCACCGGGATCCGGATCTTTGACGCCGTGTTCAGCTCTCCAGCCCCTATCGTCGCCGTAACCGTATCGAACGTCACTCCATCGAAGTAGGGGATTACCACTAAGTCCGCTCCCGCCTCGACTTTCAGCCATACTTCGCGCGGCCAGATGAACTCACCGCCGCCTAGATCCAGCGGCCCCGAGTTCCACGCCTTTATTCCCAGCGGCCTCTTGGCAGTGACCAGCGGTGACCAGTTGTACACTTCGACATCGGCGCTGAATCGCAGTTGCACGATGGTGCCAGCCCTACCATACGCCTTGGGGAACCGTAGCGTAGTCTCGACCGACTCATCTACTCCCGTCTGAACGGTGAAGGAATCGGTGATGACGCGATCGATAATGGTATCAACGGTGACCGAAGCTCCTAGTGTACAAATCCTTAATTGGACCCCGCTCATCGTCTTTATACCCGGATACCCGGCATCGTTGGGTACCGTTATTCCTTGCATTATCGGTGGGAATTCTTCCAATACTAACGGCTCAGCACTATACAGCTCGAACCCCGTCGCCTTGCTGATTTTGATCCAGGCATCGCGATTGATCCGGGCGGGAAAGCTTACCGTTATCCCCTGCGCGGTCGTAGTGGTGATTTCCTGACTACTCATCGCCAGCCCGTCCACCATCGGGGTCACTGTCGCCGCTTCTCCGAGCGTATCGATTATCAGCCGGATGCCACCGAACCTGCGACGGGAAGGTGAAGGCTGATCCGGCTTGGTTTCCGCGTATACCTGTATGGCCGGGTGCTCCCGATAGCCTATACCGTGGTCGAACCACTTGAAGGTCGAGAAGGAGCCAGTGATACGAAGCTGTACCTGACGGAAGGCGGCGGCGAGGCTGGAGATATCTCCTAGCGTTACCCCCATCCCGGTCTGGATTATACTTATTGACCCCGCTGCGGTGCTGGACCCGTCGAAGTAAACCTCTGCCGTAGCCGTCGCTCCGTTCGTATCCACCTTCGCCCGCAGGTCCCACGGATCCTTGCGCTGGAGCGGCTTGTCATCGTCGTCCACCTTAGTCCACATCACCACCGGGATATCGACGGAATCATCCTGGGTGCCGGTGTCGAGGATCCACACGAACCCCGCAGCATCAGAGGCGATCAGCGTCCCATCCGGCTCCCGGTGTATGGCCCGCCACGCCTGAGAGCCGTAGGTGAACCGGTACCAGCGGGCCTTATCGAACTGATAACGGTATTGAACGGCAGTAGTAGTGGTGCTGGCCCCCTCCGGAATGAGTGCGGCAAGCTGACCTCGGGAGATCGCAGCACGGAAGCGCCCCCCGGTAAGATTCACCGCCGATACCCCGTGTCGCGCCTTTGCCTTATACAGGAGCGACGTGCGCCCGGTCAGCAGTGATGACCCTACCCCCTGCATCGTTCGCCAGCCATCGGCAGCCAGATAGACTAGAAGGTTGCCCTCGCGCGTGGCAGTACCGGCAGCACGGGGCGGGCTATCAATGTTGGTAGGGGTGAGCGTGAAATCCATCGTACCATCTTCGAACTCCGCGCCGGTTCCATCCAGCCGGTAGATATCCTTGGTGGTCCCGATGTACAGTCCACCCAGTGACTTCTTTACCCACAAGCAGGTCTCGTCGGCTCCCGCGATCACTATGGCCTGATCGGCAGAATAGGAGTCAGGGTTGAGGCGACGTGAGGGATAGAGAGTAGTGGCGGTGAGGACGAACAGGCGGTCGTAGTATGGACCCTCGATATCAACAATGGAGTCAGGAGGAACCGCGTTGTCGCTCTCGAGCTTAATGTTGATTACCAGCGCATCGGCAGAGGAGGTACTATCGGTAATAGCCACCGATCCAGTTCCCGATACCCCCGTCTTTACCGCTACCCGATAATATGCTCCTTCGGTAAGGTCGTCAGCCCGAAATAGCCAGATCTCGTTGATTTGAGAATCGCGCGACCCATCCGCTGGTGCCGTTACCGTCATGCCGGTAGTCCAGGTTCCGGCAGCAGAAGCAGCAGAAGGAGCGGACTTGGCGAGATAGGTACCGTCATTGCGGACGTACACGATCTTCCACAGCGCATCAGCAGCTCCGGAGCCATGGGTAGGAACTCCCGATGTCATCCCCACTCCCCACGTCCGCACGGTGCTGCCGTCGTACTTGTGCTTGGAAGTGGAGCGAGCGAAGAACACCTGACCCATGTAGGAGCCGAATATAACGTCGCCCGAACTGGCCATGGTGACGCCGAGAGTGACGCCATTGGAGTAGACGTTGGCCGCAGCCCCGGAAAAGCGGTAGCGAGTGCCGCTGATTACGGCAGTATAGAGGGAATGAACATCGATGTCACCAAGCGCTACGGAGTTGATCTTGGTTGAACCCTGCCGTACTGCCAGTATTCCCAGCTCGTCCAGAATAAGGTTATCTCCGCGCAGCAGAGCATTGGGCGGAGCGTTAGTCGCATCCGCATCCGGCATCCACCCCGCTGAGAAATCCTGTCTAGCCAGTACTGCCATTAGTATTAGCCTTTACTCTACCTTACTCTGGAACCGTAATTCCACGGGAGACGCGCACGAGGCGGACCACCTCTATTACCAGGGCTCGTCCCTCCCATTCTTCCCGTCCGCTCCTTGTTCTGTCTCCCGACTCTCTTGATGATCCGCGCTATTCCCCGCTCCCACCGGTCCTTGTAGAGCTGTGCCAGCTTATAGTTCTGGCCGGGGCCGAATTTCGTCAGCGCCCGCTGCTGCATGTAGTCGGCCAGATACAGGAAGTAGCGCGGAGGAAGCTCGCTCAAGGAGCACTGTGCCTCGAAGTGCCGCCAGTGGTCTACACGGACCTCGGTCGGGTTCTCTGCCGGGGCTCGCACCAGCCGGAAATCCCTGACTCCATCCTTGCGCCACGTATAGCCGAAGATCTCTCCGGTGGTAATCTCGTAGCGCGTATCGGACCGAGCCAGATCCCTTGGTGACAATGCTTCTATCGGCCGCGTCTGCCACGTCGCGCGCTGAACCTCGGTTACATCCTTGTGTAGGATGGTGACGGCGGACGGAGGATCGGAAAACTGGCCGGTGAGCGCGATGATGTCATCCAAAAAGAACTGATCCCAGAGGATTCGAGTACGGATGGCCATCTCGGTAGCGGCCAGCGCCAGGTATGCTCCTACCTCCGCCTTGGTCCATATGGTCTGAGCGGAATCCCCCAGCCGGTGCAGCACGTAGCGGCACAGGTCCGTTACTACCCCATCGGCATCGAGCCCGCTAAGCGCATCCTCATCCGTGATAGTAAATGCCACTAGCGCGGGCTCGTCGTCCACGAAAGTAGTGAGGTCCGAACCGGGCTCGTCTGCTCCCTCTACCTCTGTCGGTTCCTCCCAGCCGGGATCGGTGGAAGAATCGGGCTCTACATTAAAGAACTCTCCCGGTACGCCCCAACCACCCTCACCGGCAGTATCATCACCGGGAATGACAAATACGTAGTAGGTGACGCCCGACTGATTGAGGTCCGATCCTACTATGATCTGGTCGATACCACCGCCACTAATGCCGTTCGCAGCTACGCTCTCGCCGGTATCAATGTTGGTACTGGTGGTCCCGGTGTGGCTAGTATCGCGCTGCCGCCCATTCGTGAGTCCTACCACAATCCCAAAGATAGGACGGATGCCGAATGCGGGCAATAGGTCTATGGTGCGCGGGTTGGTAGCGTTGCCCGTATAAGTCGCCGTCTGGAATACCGCCGCGTCTCCGTTACCGTCATCGTGACGGAACAGAGCATAGGCGGTAGATTCACAACCGGACGGGAAGAAGTTGGTGCGCTCGGAGATGGACCCGGCCGAGAAATCTACGTAGTCGGTTAGTGCTGCGCCAGTAAGAAGCTGCGCCCCGGCTACCGGGTGTCCCGTTGGTCCCTTGTAGGCCATACGGTTAGTAGAAGTAACGCCCCGGTCTTCGGGAAAGAAGAATCCGGCCTTAGGAGTAAAATTAGGATCGGGCAACGATTCTGAGATCGGGAACGGCGTACTGTGCTGCGACGACCCGCACCGCAGGAACCGGGCAGCGGGATCACAGAAGGCGGTATAACAGTAAGTAGCGCCCGACTCGTTGATGATGGGATCGGCGGTGGCAATCCTCACCAGCCACTGCATCTCCTGTTCATCTTCCGCATCAGGTGCCGCAAATCCGGAATCTCGTAGCGCCATCGGAATGGCATAGGGAACAATCGGCTGCTGTAGGTCGAAGTGAGAGGTAAACATCGAGGTCCACCACCGCGCTCCTACCATCTGGGCGGCGATCCCGGAAGTGCGCCGTATCCACAGCCAGTGGACGGGCAGCGGGAACTCCAGATCGCGCGGTAGCCCATCCGACACGTATGAACCGCTGATCGCTGCTACTGCTCCGAACGAGGGCGCTCCGTGAGTCTCCCACGGGCTGAAGGGGTACTGTGAGTTGTGCGGCGATACGGCGGGAACGGTAGGATAATCGCCATCCTCTGGGCCGAAGACGCCGATTATCTCGATTACGGCGTGAAGAGAGGAAACGGTACGAAGAAGGGAATCGGCCCCGTGCGTGAAGCGCAGTTCGATGGCAGTAAGAACCGGAGCAGGGTCAACTCCGTCTGCATCATAGAACGCCGACCGCCACTCTAAGGTACCGGCCGATGGAGGAGCGGCGGCTTCCGAGAATTCTACTGTCGGGTCTGCCGGGTCAAACGTTAATTCAGCTCCAACAGTATCGTTACCCGGTGAACCTGCTCCTCGTGTACCGTGCCAGCCTACTACGACCGCTCCTACTCCTACTGCTCCCTGGCGCAGGCTCGCAGGGGATACATCGCCGCTCAGTGCCAGTAGTGCCCCGGATGTAGAGCTGGTCAGCCGATTAGAGGTGCCAGTGTTCTCGACCGGTCGCTGCAAGGCCAGCTGCCACGCGCCCGTCCAATCCGTCTGAGAGACGACGCCCGAAGGCTGAATAAGCTGACAATGAGAGCCGGATTTGAAATCGGTGTGTGACTCCAGGGTAGTATAGTCAGGGTAAGCATCCAAATCCGCTCCCGTCGTCCACGCCTGCTGAATCTCCGGGCAATCGTGACCGACCCAATCATCGAAGTCTATCTCGGCATCGTTAGCGGCAGCCGATCCGAGGCGGCTATCCTCGTGATAGAACGTAGCATTGGTGGCCGATGCCGCTGGTAATAGATCGCCGTCACCGTCAATATCCGAGGATCCATTTATGTAAACTCGCAGCGATGCTACACGGCTAGCTAAACTCGTAAGCTCCCAGTAAGGATCGCCGCTAGAATTCAGTGGATCATTATCGTCAGAGCCCTGAGGTACGCTGGTATTGATCAGACATATGTAGTTGCTTACGCTCCGAGTCACCCACTGTCCCGGCGTATACAGGTTACCCGGTCCGTTACCGACCGGTGCATCGCTAGCCCATATAGGCGTTATTCCTCGGAGCCCTAGCACGCAGTCAATTTTCTTCCAGGTGTTTAACGGAATGGTAGATCCGGTGCCGATGAGGTTTTCGGCCGCAGCCTCGAGTGCATAGGCTTTGAGTACTCCGGTCGATGTAATGCGCAGCACCACACTACAGTTGCCAGAAGAAGGAGTACCTTCCCATAGGTCCACTTCTCCGGTCGAAGGGTAGCGGCGCACACGAATATAGAATCGCTCCCATGCCGTCTGCTTATCGGAGGCTCCCCCGCCGCGGTTCTCCATTACATCGTGCCGCTTTTTAGTAGCAGTACTGCGGGCTCCAAACCCGAACCCATCAGCGGTGCGCGAGGCATCACGGATAGCCGGGGTATTGAAGGTATTCCCGCCTTCTCCCCCAGGCGCTCCCGGTAGCTCGAACCCGTCTATCCAGCGCCGCGCCAATAAAACAGGCGGAGTAGTAGGCGTAGTCGGAGTTACGGGCGGATTGGGCTGTTCGGTCGATAACGGCGCGAATGCGAACCGTCCCACCCAGTAGAATCGAGTAGTGGTGCCGAAGAGTAGCGAGATGCCGAACCAGCCGCCCGACTTGCGGGTAAAAGTGGCAACGTTAGTAGGAAAGTTAGCCCCGCCTGTGAACCACGGTGATCGAGTACAGGGAGCAAGGAATGCAACAGAATCGGCCTGTAGCGGCGCTGAGAACTCTATCGACGCCCCGCCTTCCGGGGGGCCTACATCATACGGGGCGCGCAGTACTCCATATACCAATCCCTGGGCGGCAGCGGAATAATAGCGAAGGAGCGTTCCTGGCCCAGTCCCGGCATCCAGTTGAGCATTATACAGATCCACCGTCGCCTGGTCGGTCAGGTGGATCGTATATTCCAGTACCTGAGTCTTAGCCATTTTACGATCCGAAGGCCGATTGCCGATTGCCGGTAATCTTGGGAACCCCGATGCGGCCGTTAACCCACGCGGTCAGCCCCGCCTCGTACTTCAGGTATTCCCGCCACGCAGCGTACGCCAGGTCCGCCTCTCCATCCTGCGCCCACAGGTCGAAAATGGCATACTCGACCAGCCCGTAGTGGTATTCCTCCGGGAATCCCGGTTCATCCGCATCTGCCGTCATTCGATCTGGTACCGCGATGTAATACTGAGTAATGGAGCCGGTATCGAACGGCCAGTAGGTTAGCCACCACAGCCCTCGAACCAGCGCATATTCTACCTCCCCTACTCGCGTCTCCCACGCCCGGTCGTATAGATCGAACTCCCGTATGGAGCCCGGCTGCAGCCAACGGGAAGTGATAGAGTTGTAGGCGGGACCGGCAACTAGAAATTCCTGGGTAGTGAACTGGCGGATGTCGAAGACGGGAATGTTGTTGGAGGGTAGCGATATTACCTCCTGCTGCTCATTCCACTCGGAGGCATCGGAGATCTCGGCATACGCCTGATGGATGGAGGCAGAGATGTCACGGTCGGACCAGAAGGTAGGAGTAGAGGAAGATTCACGGAGGCGTCTCAGCACCTCCGTCTTTATCTCTCCGTTTGTCATTAACCTCCTCCATCACCTACTGCACTAGATAGCAACCGGATCGCCGAACGCGTGAACCTCATACGGGCGAGCCTGGAAGGTCTGGAACCCGACCACAGCCCCTGCATCCTGGGTTACGTTATCGATAGTCGCTACGCTGGGGTTGGTCAAATCTACCCCGTAGGCCGCCGACACCGGCTCGATCACCATATCCGGGCTACCGTCGTAACTTACCAGATTGAACCCCATCCGACGATAGATGGGCTTATTTCCGACATCTTTGCCAAGTTCCTGGAATAGCCAGGTCTCGCGCCGCATTGCTGGATCGAAGTTTGCCATCGATATTCTCCTTTGTAAACCTGCTTATCATTGCTACCACTGATCGTTATACCGCAATCGAGCCCTCTACCGGCGACATCTTCCAATCCTTCCACGCCTCCCGGAAGGTGTCGATGGTAACCGGGACCGGATCGGCCAAATGGCCGCATAGAACTCCAGTATGGACGTATAGCTGGTATCCCGCCTCCTTGGCATTGAGACAGAAAGTAAAGTCTTCCCCGAACCTCTTCCAATCGAAGTGAGGAGGAGCTATCTTCCGTAGCATCGCCACCGAGGTCAAGATACACCCAAACCCCGCCGCATCGATGGGAGCTACGACATTATCGGGCCACTGGACCAGCCCCCGGAAAGTTCCCTTGCCATCTTTCCCGCCACGAGCATCGTAAATATAGATCTGAGGCGGAAATGGCGGTTTACGTTGGAAGTACAGGCCGGTGACGAACTCCTTGCCTGCAAGTACTAGGGAAGTAACGGCATGAGCAGGAAGGATGATATCGGAGTCACACCAGAAGATGGCATCGGCATTAATCTTATCCTCCACCTCTTCTGTCTCCGCCTTTAAAACCGATTCCACTACCGCGTTGCGAGCCCCGTCCCACCCCATGCGGTCCGGAGAGGCGTCGCCTAGCCACGTAACTCCATTGGCAGCAGCGTGCATGATGGCATTGCGCTGCGACACTACCGCCTTGGGATCGATGGGTCCGTAAGTGGGACTGGCAAAGATGAGTTTCACGCCGCCCCCCGGAGCCGCAAGTAGGCAAACTTCCACACACGCGGCAGGAACCACCCCCACCACGGCAGGTTTGCCGGGGAGTACTTCATGGAGCCGCAGGGACAGGAGGAGCCGGTACCCCCGATTCCCAGAGACCGTAGGATCTCGGGCTTGGTACAGATCCGCCCGCATTTTTGACACCGCATGAAGTCGAAGTTACAGATCGCGGTAATATCCATTCTATCCCCCGTTACTTCTTGACGGCCTGGAGAACCGCCTGGACCTCGTGAACGACGTTACGAAGATGCTTTACTTTGTAATCGAGATCGGGATCATCACGGAACTCGGGGAACGGGACCAGGGCAATCTGGATGATATTCCAGTCCCGGTAGTCGCCGCCCTGATAGGCCCCATAGCCTGCGTGAACATTCTCGTACGTGCTGCGCTGAAAGTAAACCCAGGTGCCCTCGGTGAATCCCCGAACGTGGTGCGGAGAATCCCATGCCATATTGCAGGCAGCGTGAGGAGTAACAGCGAGGAAATAACCGTTGGGGCGCAGGATACGGTGAACGTCAGCGACAAGAGGAATGAGATTGAGGACGTGCTCCAGCGAGTGGCTGGCTAGTACGCAGTCGAAGGAATTATCAGGGAAGGGAAGCGGGGTGACCTCCATATTGTGGAGGACATCCGGGCGTGCACGAGAGTCACAGTCCAGGTTGGTGAACCCTGGTTCATGATTGAGCGCACATCCGAGGCTAAGGTTATCCTTGCCCAGGAATGGGCTAAAAGTACGCTCTACTCGATCACCGAACCCACGAGCGGATCGAGGAGCAAACTCTCGGGCAGAGGGAAGCTCAATCGGGGTACCAGCGGCCCTGGCCGCGTTTATTTCCCGGTTCACACTCTCCGCTGTCCGATTGGCCACCATTTTCACTGCTTCACCGCCTTTAGCGTTACATGAATTTCGTTGATAACGTTTCTCCAGTGCCGCGCCTTTGTCTCCACCTGCGGATCCCCTGTAAACTCCTTGTGGGGGATCAGCATGATGCCGATGATATCCCAGTCCCGGTATAGCGCCCCCTGCCACGCCCCGTGAGTGCTATGGTCCTTCTCGTAGGTACGCCGGTCGAAGTAAGTCCAGGTAGCTGCAGTAAAGGAGCGGACATGGGCGGGAGAGTCCCAGGCAGAATCGCAGCCAGCATGAGGGACGACGGCGACAAGGTAGCCGCCTGGACGCAAGATACGGTGGATATCAGCGACAAGCGGAATGATGTTGCGGATGTGCTCGAAGACATGAGGGCCGAGGACTAGATCAAACGAAGAGTCAGGGAATGGGAGAGGGGTTACCTCGAGATCGTGAATGACATCGGGGCAGGCGCGTTCATCACAATCCAGGTTAGTAAAGCCCGACTCGTGGTTCAAGGCGCACCCCAGATTGAGGTTGTCTTTACCGGCGTACGGGCCATACAGACGAGAGGCGGGGGTGTATACGGGCACTGTCAGATTCCGGTGCAGTTAGCACATATCCCTATTTCCTGTCGTCTGCCCTCGATGTGGGCGGTACGGATCTCTAGTGCGCGCCCCCCGTTGTACATTTCTCGCAAGGTTTGATGATTAAGATTCCCTAGAATCTCCTCGCCTTCACTATCGAAGCAACACAGGCTTACTCTGCCGTCCCATAGTACCATGAGCTGGTTAAGCGCACGGCCGCAGGGCTCGTCCATCTTAAGGCGCATGGGCCACATCGCACCCGCCCAATTGCCCTCCAGGTGAAGGAAGGCATTGCCACCAGCATTATAGGAGCCCCCCCAGCGGCGGGCGAACTCCTCATTATCTCCCTGCTCCATCAAATCCTTGGTGACTATCCCCTTGACAACGACTTTCCAGTTGGGCTTGGTCATCGCATATTCGATGTACTCCACCACCTGGTCGAAGTCATCCAGCTTCATGACCTGCAGGCGCTTGTCGCGAGTAACGGCGTTAAGAGATACATACAGGACGGAAAGACCAGCGGAGTAAAGAGCATCGACCATCTTGGGGCGCAGGAAGGTCCCATTGGTATAGAGGTCGATCATTACGGCGGGCATCACGGAACGGATGTAACGGATACGGTCAACCACGAAGCGATCCAGGAGCGTTTCCCCGAGGCCGGTAAGAGTGATATGATCGATGATGGGAATGGTAGTAGCCTCGTCGATAATACGGCGGAACAATGTCATACCCATCGTGCCCTTTGGCCGCTTCATGGTCGGATAGGGGCAAAATACGCATTCGGCATTGCATACCGCCGTGACTTCGAGCTGCAGTTGCACGTTACCGACTTTCCCTTAGCTCCGCGATTCGCGCTTCAATGGCCGCGATGACCGTTGACCGTGCCTTGCCGTTCTCTTCGTGACGAGCCAGAGTGCCGAGCCTACGAGTATCGGTGATCCCAGAGACAATACCGATAATATCGTGAGCGCTATCGGACAGGATGCCATCCACCGTTCCGGGCTCCTCTGCCTCTTCGACGCTCGCGGTCTTGGGCTCCTCTGCCTCCACCGCCTCCTCTACCGCTGACTCTACGCCCCCGGTCATAGCCACTGGCCCGCCCTTCTCGTGGTGGTGAGGAACGTTCATGGCATCACAATCGCAGCGGGGGGTTTCGGACTCGTGCTTGGATTTTACCATTACTGGTCTCCTGATTTGTGTGGACATATGCCACCATTGCGTTGACGGCCGGAATTACAATTGGCACAAAGCAGTCGGTAATCCGGTGAGCCGCCTAAAGCCAGTATCTGACGGTAAGCAGTAGCAGCATTCTTGCACTCTTTGTAGTGCTTAGCCCCGCCACCATTAACGTGATCTAGCTCAAGAAACATTCGTTCCGTCTCCCTGCAACAACTGCACTTGTTACCGTAAAGAGCCAATAACGCTGCTCGCAACCGTTGGTAACCAGCCTTAGACCGCTCAGAGGCTTTTACACGAAATTCCGGCTGCTCGCCCACTATCTGCCTGTACCGGGTCTTGCGCTCCAATTCCCGTTTTACCCACTTGGGGTCCTTGCGCTTGACTTTGTATTTAGCGCGGTCCTTGGCTCGTAACCGGTCACGGTTTTCGGGCCTCTGCCGCCACTCTTTCATGTAGGCGGCAGAGGCTTTGTTCTGGTACGGGCGTTTAGCCAAGAAGTGCCACTGATGCGATACCCATCGACATCAGAACGCTCAATGCTCTGATGAGGACCTTCTGGTTCACAGCGGCCGGGGTCGCATCGGTTGCGAACGCTTCCCCGGCGTAGATGAACCCCGACTTACCATCACCGGCAGCCGAGTAGTCCAGGTACCACTGAGCGTTGACGGGGATCAGAATATCCCCCGCCGCTACCGCCTGGGAGGTATCATTGGTGACGAGCGCCGACGCGCGGTAGCCGTAGACCTGGAAAAGGCCATAGGCCGAGTCCGCGATGTCAGCGTTGGCGATCCCAACGAACGTAGACAGGAGCGCCGTGGCAGGCTTCGTTACTCGGATGCCGTCGATGGAAGAACCGGTCCAGCACGCCGGGTAGTTCGCGGTGATTGTCGCGCCCGCCACATTTTGAAAGATGGCGAACACCTTCTCGGCGTCGGTCCTATTGATGCGTTGAAAAATCATGATCGATCTCCTTTTTCACTTTCCCGAGGATTGTCCCCGGAGTTGATTTGGCGGGCAGCACCGCTAGTCTAGTACTGCCCGCATTTTCGAAGATTACGAAGCGACGGTCGTATCGATGTCGGCCAGTACCCCGTGCTTGCGCCGGTTGCTGATTCCCACTCCGCCGAGCCACAGGATGTGTGCAACCTTCGCGTCCTGATTCTCGGGCTTCTGGAACGGCGTCGGCTGGAAGTTGGTACCGGCATGCACCTTGATCTTGAAGAACTTGGTGTTGACCATGAACCAGGTACCGTCCGTCTCGTCCACCGTTTCCGCCCCGTCCTTGACATTGGGCACCAGCTCGTCATAGGTGACCGGCGAGCCATAGAACCCGACGTTATCGAACGGGATATCCGCCTTCTGATAGCTCGGATTGCGGTGCGATGCCGCCAGCGCCGCCTCGTAGAACGTGTATACGTTCTCATCGACCAGATGAAGGTCCGGCTTGCCTCCGGGACCACGAGCACACCGTACCCGCAGCTTACGGAGGATGTTCAGGAATGCGGCGTAGGTAGATCCGCCGCCATCCGTGAACTGATTGCGCCACCACGAGTGGGTACTCTGGTTGATGTTGCCCACGACGGTCGAGGAAGTAGGATCGAGCTTGATCAGCAATGCGAGCGGATCAAGGAATTGCGACCCGTTGGCGGGCGAGGAATAAGCGGTGGTGATCGCTGACCCTCCTGCTCCCACCAGGAATCGCTTGTTGAAGAACTCCTGGATGCCCATTTCCGCCTGCTTGGTCTTGGATTCCAGCAGCGAGAGGATCTTGGCTTCTCCCGCGTTCTTCTTCTCTTCCAGGGACGAGATGGCAATGGGCACCGATGCCTGTCGCCACTCCCAGAAAGCCGAAGTGATTCCGTCCATGGGGGTAACGTCGAGAACGTCGTAGCCGCTGTAGGAATCAGCGGTTCCGAGTTCGTACATCAGGGGCACCTGCATCCGGTCCCCGATGTCCGTCACCTTTTCGTAGCCGCCCTCTGTCTTGTTCATCAAGTAGAAGAGCAGCGCGTTGGTCTTGCTGATGTTGTCTTCGAGCGTACGATGGTAGTTGAACAGCGTGGTGCTGAGCAACGCATCGTAATTGAGTGTTAACGAACTCGGGGGCATCGTTTCTCCTTAGACAGCAACAGCACAAACCAGCGGTTATCGCTACTCGAACCGCTCGCCGCGCCGCGCTGCCGCTGCAGCCTCTTGAAATGTCGGGGGCCGGTTAGAGGTCCTCGACACGTGGGTATCCGCTACCGTAGTACCGCCTGACTCGGACTGCGCCGCCCGCGTCATCTTCTTGACGATCTTCTTGATACCTTCGCCTTCGTTGGCTTCTCGCGTAACCAGGAAGTAGAGGTTCTCCAGGTATTCCACCTCCGTCATCCCTTCGCCGGGCATCATCTTGTTGGACAGCGCCACCATTGCTTCCTCACTATCCTTCCAGTCAGGGTGCTTCTTGGCGAACGCTTCCATCGCGAGTCCGCTCTCACGAAGGGCCGAATCCTGGATGACCTGATCAAGCTGCTCGGCTGTCGGACGGCCGGATTCCTCCGCCACCAGCTTAGCCGCTTCCCGGATAGCGGGGGCAAGACGATCGGCCAGATCCTCGTATTCCGGACCCAGCGAAGCCTTGACCACAGCGGAGACTCGATCATCGAGGCTCTGTGCCGCTGCTTCTGCCGCCGCCGCCGTCTTCGGTTCCCCCATCTCCATCCCGAGTTGCTTCGCCAGAGCCGTGATTGCCGCTCGCGGGTTCTCTTGAAGCTTCCCGATGAACGCGGAGTACGGTTCCATTGCCTTGCGCTCTTTCGACAGCGCCTGGAACTTCTTCGTAGCCGCCCTGTTCAACTCCTTACGGAGGGCCGCAGGATCGTCCTTCAGCTTGTCGAACTTCTCCTGCCCTATGAGGTCAACCGCAGTATCATCGCCAGTCGATTCGTCGGTATCAGTCTCTTTGGTCGTCTCTTCGGCTTCGGTTGTGCTATCGCCCGCCCCGCCCTTGACGCCGGTATCGGCAGCACCCGCTTGGTCACCAGTTGTCTGGGACTGCTCATCGATGCTATCGATCTGTTGGTCAGCGGCTTTATTTGACATTGTGATCCTCGGTTATCGATTGTTAACTGTCGCTATCCGTGCTTCCCTTTCTTGAACTTTCCCTTGCGGATATGGGCGGCAAGCGCTCCCGCCATCGGAGTCGCCTCTATTACCTTGCCGCCCTTGAATGCCAGGCGCACGTTACCCTTGGAGGTTTTCTTCATGCGGTACCTGACTCCAGCACCTAGCGGCACGGCTAGTACGCCGCCTTCCGCAGCTTTGCCGTCCTTGTACGGCGGCTGGTCAAAATTCCCAGCATCTTGTCGATTCCCCTGCGGCTCTGGTTCATTAGTCCCATTGCCGCTTTCATCCGAATCGAGTCCGCCACCACTTCGGCAGCCGACATCAAGGTGCGCTGGTCGCTCTCTGCACGGTAATCCCGTTCCTTTTTGGCAGAGGCGGCGGTACTCATCGGGTAGTCGCACATATGCAGCTCCTCAGTTAATCGACAATTGTAAGCCGGTAGTTGCCTCGGCGTCAAGTAGGTACATCACCGTCGGGCTCGCTCCTTGCGCTTGCGGGCCTCGTTCACCTTATCCAGCCGCATCGACTGATCGCCCTTGCTCATATGGTCACGGAAATCAAACCCAAGATCGCGCATCACGCGGCGACGATGCTGCTTACCGGTCACGTGTACTCCCAGCCCCTCATCGAAGTAAGGCTCGAACGGGCGATAGTGAGGAGTCGGCTTGTGGATCATGGTAAGAGTGTACCCACAGCCGCACTTCTGCTCGTGGCGCACCGCCATTAGGCAAAACAGCTCCACCTCAGCGTTACAGGAGTCGCAGCGATAATCGTAAAGTGGCATCAGCCTACTGCATCCCCGCGCCCGCTGCCTCTGCCATCGCCGCCAGCTCCGGAGCCATTGGGGTGCCGCCGACTTCGCTCATGGTACCTTCGGGTGATGCTCCTCCCGCTCCTGCTGCCGCCTCTGATAGCGCCCCAGCACTACCCGGTAGCTTCGCCTTCGCCGCTGCTTCCGCTGCTGCCTGTTGTTGCATCATCTGTATTGTCTGCTGCGCCACCTTCTTGATTTCCTGGATCTCGTTCTCGGCGCGGACCCCATATAGGGTAAGAGTTTTGCGCAATATCACCTCCGATTGCGCCATCAGCATCAGGATCTGAGGGTTGGTCAGCAACGCCAGCACCTGATTCCAGGAATTGCGCTGAACGTCCTCGGTGACAGGAGACATGGAAGCGAGGTCGATATATACCTCTAAATCCATATCGCCTAAGTCTTCTGATTTAATTTGCTTCCACAGCTCCTGTACCTTCTGCGCCTCTGCCGGTCCTGCCGCCTGTGCTGCAATCATATCCACCTGGTGTTTGATCCAGAATGGTAGCGCCATATTTTCGCGAACAGTAAGAAGGATCAGACGAGAAACGCTGGCCAGCCAGTCAGCAACGCGGGTACGGGCGGAGGACTCACGAAGGCGGGAGCGGACATCGATGATGGAAGCCTGGGTAGCAGTCTCAGATTCTGCAACCCCGCGCTGATCGCCGCCAATGGCTGATACCGCCATGAAGTCCTGCTTGGACTCGTCGAGATGCTGCCATACGTCGGAGGACAACGGGGCATCGGCAACCGGGTGGAGAGGATCGGGCTGGTTCGACTTCGCGTATACCCCGTCTCCCCCTGATTCCAGCTTCTCCAGTTCCGTCTCATCAATCGACCCTTCCTGGTAGGTATAGCGCCGGTAGAATCGCCTCCGATGCGCCCGCTGCATCTCGCGCGTCTCGTTAACCTCGTCCTGCGGTCCCAGCCACTGGTAGACGGGCGGTAGCGGGTAGAAGGAATCGAGGACTTCGTGGAACTTGATAACGGAGAAAGGAAGGAACTTATACTTGACATCCTCGAGCAGGAACTTAGGGTGACCTTCCGCGCGAACGTGGCGGGTACCCGAACGTAAATCCCACACCTTCCACAGCTTCACCATACCATGATGCTGCTCGGATTCCAGATCACCATCGCCGTCCGACCGCAGGTCCTTCGCAATTAACCCGGTCGGCTTTAACCCCGCCGTGTTCTTATAGTTCTTATTCCGCTTGACATCCTCAACGTAATGCCACTCGTAGTATCCTACCCAGTCGTTCCGCGCCATCTTGTTCTTGGACGAGAGGGAGCAGCGGAAGGTGGAGGCAGGAACGCGCTTGATGAAGAGATTCTCGTGAGAGACGATACGATCCGATTGGAGCACCTCCTTACCATCTCGATCCCGTACCGGCTCGTCCTTATCTTCTTTTAGGACCGGCTTACCGGCGTTGGGGTTGTCAATGAAATCGGCGGTGTAGCCTACCTCGATGACTCCGAACCTAAAGTGGGCCTCCTGAAGAGCGAGGGAGGTTTCGAGCGCGAAATCGATGTCAGGATCGTCGATAAAGGTCTGGATCATGTCCTGAGAGATACGGGAGCGGTCCTCGGACATCGAGCCCAAGTCATCGCTTCTCTCCGGACGCGACTGTACACGAACCTGTGGGCGGTGGAAGATCAGCGCGGGCTTATTTACTTCGAGGGAGGAGAATACGAGGTTGATGACATAACGCTTCTGGGCATCCTCCTCCGCCAGCCCCTTCCACTGCTTCCCGAGATAGTAGTCTTCCAGCAGCTTCGTCTCGTACCGCTCCGACCACTTATCGTATAGCTTGTTGGCGGAAGTGGTACGGCGCTCCCAGAGCTTGATGCGGTCAGCTTCGGTTTGTCTAGGCATCGGGCTCCTCAGGATTCACGGTACCACAGCGGTATGGGCAGGTGGGCATTTTCTAGCTCGACCAAGGTATCGTTAACGATCTCGTTAATGCAATCCTCGGTCGTAGCCACACACAAGGAGATAGGATTGTCCACTATGATGTGCGGGCACATGGATAGATGGACCGCATCATCATAATAGGCGCTACATCGACCGCAAGTGTGTTCCACCGGATGGCCCGAGCTAGGCTGCAGCCGCCTTGGACGACTTGCGGGACTTGGGCTTCGATTCTTCCGCCATCTCTGTCTCTACCTCTTCCACTGCCTCTTCTTCGGCACCGGGCAGTAGCGACTCATCTGCGATCACGGCGGGCTCTACCCGGATGAAGCGACAATTAATCTGGTTGTCGCACCAGTAATGGCCCAGCTCCTCGGCGCGAGCGAGCGAGGAGGCGGTGAGGAACCCGGACTGAACTCCCGTCATTCCCTTACGGAACTTGATGCTGTAGAGGTTGCGTCCATCCATTTGTGTATCTCCTGTTGGCCAATAGTGTAGCATAGGTGTGAGTAACGATGCAAGTAGTACTAGCGTACGGTTAACTGGCGCTGATGCTGTCTGACCCTCTCCTGCGCGGCCCGGAATGTCTTCGATGACCCCACCTTGGATTTCCGTGTAGGTGAAGGCCGCGACATTCCACCATAGCGAGCAGCATCAAGAGCGTGGTCATCCTCGAACCCAATATCCTCGGGATCGTGCTTGGCCGAAGTAGCAGCGGCAAAAGTGCGGATGAGGTAGCGGCAATCGGGATGGATGACTAGCCACGGCTTACCATCGGGGCGCAATCGCAGCAGCTCCCTTATCCGCTGCCAGCCGGAAGAGCGGTTATTGTCGGCCTTGACCAGCGGGACGCGGCACGGAGGTCGAGCAAAAGTCTCGGCAATGGTTTCCCCCTCCTGCTTGTCGCTGCTGCTGCCTCCGTACTGAGAGAAGATGGAAGGATCGGCGGAGGTATAGCGGACGCGGGGGATACCGAGATCCTTGGTAATCTCGCGGATCTGGTCGGAAACCTCGGGAATGGAGGTGTGGGAGAACTTGAGTTCCTTACGGATATAGAGGACGCCATCAGGGAGACACGCCCACCAGAGGCAGACGCCAGGGTTAATGTAGCCCCAATCCATGGAACGGAACCACTCGACATCGCCACCGGGATCGCCCAGGTCCTTGACGTGGGTGGAGGACTTGAACTCATGGAAGAACTGTCCCGCCATGATATCCCAATTGTTGTGGCGGAGCTGCTCGTAGCGCCACGGGGAAAGAATAGCAAGATCCCTCTCGTAGTTCTCGTCGAGGTAAGGATTGTCTTCTAAGATGCCGGGGATGTATACCCATTCAGAGGGACGATAATCCTCACGCAGCTTGGCCGGAAACTGATCCCAATCGGGAGAGTGATCGATAAAGAAGTCGCGGAGAGTAGAGGAGGCAGGACCGCCGGGATTGGTGTAGACCCGGAACAGACCTCGGAAGCCAGCGGCGAGAATTTGAGGCTTGGTGGAGCGGGCACGGGTAGATAGCTCAAGAAGGGGTCGCGGTGGAAACAAGGAGCCTTCGTCAGCAACGATCTCGTCGCGCTCCCTCGACAGGTACTTCTTGACATCCTCCGGATTCTCCATGTGACCGCCCTCGATCACCGACTTGATGCCGTTGGCGTGGTAGAACGTCATCTCGCGGTTAGTAATAGAGAAGCGGGCGTTGATACCGTGCTGCTGAAAGACGTTGGCCTCGGCATCCATCAAGCGGAAATGGTGCTTATTAAGCTCGTCCCAGGTCTCGCGAAGAATCAGGCCCTCATAGCCAGGAAGGGCAATCGCGCGCCGATACATATTCCAGCGGGCTCCATGGGACTTGGTACTACCAGCAGCTCCTCCACCCAGTAAGTACCGTGCCATGCAAGCGTCGAACTCCACCTGACGAGGCACCGGAACGTACAGGTACTTTACTGTCGGCTCCGGCTCCGGCCCTCTCTTCATCCAGTGAGCCTTCTTCCGGGGCACCATCTGGACGGCGACGGAATGAGCGGCTTGACGCTCGCGGCAGGCGGGAGTAGTACACCAGAAATGGCCGTCTACTCGGACGAAAGAGCCGCCGCACCAGCAGCACTTAGCGACAGCCACCTATTTACCTTTCGACAGCCGCGCTATTTCGCGACGCAGCTTGGAAGGAATAGACCTGATGAGGCTGGGATCGGATTCCAGGGTGGGGATTATAGCATCACCGACTTTGCCCTTGGCCAGAGTCGCAGAGGGGATCAACATTTCGGAGAGCGAAGTATCATCGCCGCGCGATAGAATGCCTGCGAGGGCACGGATGGAGGTGCGTGGAACCTCGTAGGACTCCAGATCCGTGAGATGCATTTTCCGAGTCTTGCGATACTCATCAGCATCAAATGAACGAGCAAAACCTTTACTAATTCCTCTATCCACCGAAGTCGGAGTCAACCGATATCCGGGGGTGTACAGAGGACCGCCACGGTGAGCGATCACCGATTCTCCGGCCGGAATACCGAGATCGTCCAACATCTGCTGGGTTATACGGTACAGCTCCTTCTGAGCCACCACCTTTTCCCAACCGGGAACCCCCTCGCCTCCGCCCAGCTTAGGTCCCGTGCCTGTGTGAATAAGCTCATCCGGTACTACTCCGGATGCCACCTGCGCAGGTGTATAGGAGCCGACACGACCTTCAGGACCGCCGCCCATACTGAACTTGGAGATCAGCTCCTTGAGTAGCCGGGAGGGAGACTTGGCGATCAGCGCATCTGCCCCCTGAGAGCCGCGCGATGTTAATCGCTCAATCAGCCGTTCCAGCGGGATCGACATTGTGGCTTGCGCGGGGCCTACTGGGTTCCAGTTGCCGGGGTCTATCGCGAAGTTGAGGATGTCCTGGATCTTGGTCTGGGGGGTCTCGATCGGATCTCCCCGCTCCTGTCCGGTCGAGGGAACTATGTTACCCGCGCTTGCCCGCGCCACTCTCTCTCTGTCGGCCTGCGTAGTGGCGCGCATCACCGGAGTCCTGGTAGACCGGTGCGCAGGCATAGGCTTGACAATCTTTCGAAGGACCTCGAGCAGTGCGGCTTCGTTCGGCACTATTTCCCGCCTTCCGCCGCCGCCTCTACCTGCTTCTGGCTCGGCGGCACGATCACCGCCTGTTGCTGCCCTGGCATCCCGACGATGACGTTGAATTGCATCTTGGAGTTGGAGTCTTCCCGCTGCTTCTTCGGGAGAACGTCGATCCGGTCCAGCACCTCCAGCGCCTCGACCACGTTGGCGCGTTTAGTGACGCGGCTCGCTAGCCTCTCCGCATTCGCCTCGAAGTGCAACCGCGCCATTGGGACAGTAGTTCGGTACTTGTCGAGGAACCTGCTGATGACCCCGTGATTACGGCCGAGCTTCGCCCCGATCCGCTTCATCGAGATGCCCTTGGCGTATGCCTCGATGATGAACACCTTCTCCTCGGGGGAGAGCAGTTTCATCTTGCGCCCCTTGAGGTCCTCGGTGAGCATCGCGTCGAGCTCGTCCGCAGCAACCACACTGACGGTTTCCTCAGCTATCTTTGCCCCCTCCCGTGCCTTCTTCACGTCTATAATCATCGCACCGGAATCGCGCTGCTTGCGCCCGATCTCCGGTACGAATTTATGTCTCTTGGGTGGGTTGGCTCGAGGCTTCTTCGACAGCGGGGGGAGCGGCGCTAGTTTGGTTTTAGCTCGAGGGCGGCTCATGCGGCCACATCCTTGCCCGATTCTCCATCCGGCTGCTCTGGACCGTTATGCAGTTCCACTAGCTCCCGATACAGCGAGTCCAGGCTCTGGCGGCGGGCAGAGGCAATCAGAGCAGCGGCGGCAAGGGACGGCATACGCGAGCCGGAGAAAATCTTGCTAATGTGGGCGGGAGACAGGCCCGTGCGTCGCGCTGTTTCGTGTACCCCCGGTTTCCTTCTCATGGTAGTAAGAGTAGCACGGGGATTAGAGGAGCGTCAAGGGAGGAGCGGCAGGGAGACGTGGCGGGGAGTCAACGGTGAGGAATGTCGAGAAGCGTGTGCCATACGTTGAATGCCGCGCGCTGCGCGCCGTTCAACGGGTCAAAGGTAATCTCGGCATTCCCCCTAATTTACCTCCGCCTGCTTCGCAGTCGCAGGCAAATGGCGCGCGGGCAGGGTCTCTCTCCACTTCTCTACTCATAGAGTACCATGCGCGTTCGAGGGCTGTCAATACGCGCCGCTCTTCAACCCTTCACCCTTCTACTTTTAATCTGTACCCTTAATGGCGGCGAAGCCGACGCCATTAAGGTGGCACCGAGCGACGCGCGTCTAGTTTTAATTGAGGCTAACGGGTTTGGGCGGCGAGCGATTATGCGAAGCATAAACGGCGAGACGTTCAAAGAGTCATGAAAACGAGGTTGTATTGAGCAGCCGCATTCATTTTTTTTTAAAGAAAGCACATTATATAGAAATATTATTTAGCGGTGAAATGCCATGGGATGTATATACCCGGATATATCGGACGATGGGTGTGTGTATCCCACCGAGGACACCCGCGCACGCCCACGTCATCCGCAGAGGACACGCGCTGTACTCCCCCGAGGACAATGCGGGCCGTCTCCCGGGCGCGGCGATTGGCACGGCGTCTGCATTATCCCGGGGTGCGGGGCGCGGCAATCGCGGCCGGTCCCGCTGCCGGGGCATCGGCATTCCGTCGATGTCGGTATTGACAACCGAACCAAGGAGAATCACAATGGCACTCTCTTCATTGCCCGCGCTTCCGTCGTCCGCTCGCACCCGTCCGCTCCGCGCGTGCTCTTGCGGATGCGGCGGCACCACCCAGCGCACGTTCTGTCCCGGTCACGACAGCCAGCTCAAGGCAGCGATCATCAGGGTCCAGCGCGGCGCGATGACGCTGGCGGAGATCGAGCAGCACGCAGGCAAGGGCTGCAGGAAGGCGGTCGAGGCGGGGCTCAAGGACGCGGCCCTGCTCAAGCGCTGGAACATCGCGACGGTGCCAGTGAAGGCGGCCAAGGCGACGCGCAAGCCGAAGGTCGAGGCGGAGACGGTCGAGGACGCGATCGCGGAAGTCCTCGAGAACGTCGGATAGCACGGGGCTGAGGCACGAGGCGGGACTCAACATCCCACCTCGATCCTCTCCTTGACCTCTTGGATAGACGAGAGGTGAAGGAGCGGATGTCAGAGAAATAAAGAGACATTACCGCTTCTACTCAGACCTCTGATCGAGGCACGCCGGTTCGTGGAGGGAGGAAACTGCCTCGAATGTCAAGCATACATTCCTCAACATTCCTCACATAACGTCGCTGCGCACACGCACACATCTCTCCATCATCATCCTTACGCGCACACCCTTCGAAGGACTCGAGCGCACGCCTTCTCAACATTCCATTATAAACTCGAGGCCCGAGGGACGGCCCTCTACTTTATGCTGGAACCTTGACCGCCCATCCCGCCGAACCTTGAAATGAATGCGCCCGGCGCGCCCCTTGCATTATCCCCGGCGGCGGCCCGCGCCCCGCCCCCGCGAGAGGACAATCGTGCAGACAGAATCTGCCGACCCAAGGTCTTTGGAGAGCGGGATAAATAAAGGCGCGAGAAGATCGAAGGGATCTGGCAACGTTGGTCCTTGATAACTGAATACGGAGCGCATTAGGGAAATCTCTAAGGTGCATGGCGGCGCAATTAGCGGTAAGCCAATGATCCTCGAAGAGAGGACGTGCCCTACCACCCCGAATAAGAGCATACACGGCAAGTCTGACAAGGCTCACCAGTCCTCGCAGAGAGGACGTGTGGATAGTGCGATAGGGTGGCGCGAGCTATTGGCGAAACTGGTTGCGGGAACGAATGCAAAGGCCCCTATTGGTGCGTGCCGGAACCAGCCTCGAAAAAGGCGGAGGTTGGAATTGGGAACTTTCAAAGGCTCGAGTGAGCCTACAGCTAGAGTTGCACGGATGCCCGGAGGACGGGCCTCGAGTGAACCTCCGAGTGGGGGGACATTGAGGCACGTTGCTTCGGGCATCTAGTGGAACGCTAGTGGTTCCAAGCGATTACAAGGAGGTGTGACATGGGCTTAGAAGCACTGCCTTCGATGAAGGCGGAGGGAAGAGCGCGAGAGTGGCGGGTGCAGCCTCGGGAAGGCGGCTGGGGAGGCGCTGACCCTGGACGTTGGTTCGAGGCGAAGGGAAGGAGAGTGGAGGTGGGCGGTGTATGTGGAAGGTGCGGGGACGCGGTTCCAGCGAAAGAGTTGACGCTGCAGGTTCGGGGAGGCGACAAGGGAGACCGCTGGGTGTGCGCTGTGTGCAAGCCCTAAGGAGGCAGCGAATGACCCGAGAAGAGCAAGCCATCCAACTATTGAGGGAGGTCATTGGAGACGACGATCCGAGGACCTTCGAGACGGACGAGCAATGGGAAGAGATACTGACAGGGGAAGGAGAATTCGATCACGTCGAAATCAGCGTCTACGCGGGAACACTGAGAGATATCATCAAGCTAGTTAGGGGGAGCGCATGAACAACAAGCCCCGTGACACGGCGAACGCGGTAGCGCTAGCGTTGGCGGTAGGAGAGTCCCGGTGGTTTGGAGACGAGCTGGCGCGACCCAAGGAGTGGCGCGACATTGGGTGGGACGAGATCGTAACGGATATAGACGCAGCGGCGGAAGCGCTCGACGAATACCAGGAAGGAGAAGGGCCGGAGTTCTGGGAGGAGTACGACTGGTATCTGACGCTGGACGCAATGGTGGAGGAGATGGAAGAAAATCCGCGCGGGTGGGACGCGACCAGAATCGCTGATTGCCTGGTGAAGCTGTGAGCGGACTGATTGAAATTGTCGCTACCCTCGGGCGCAACCTCCGCTACCGGTTGACCGAGTGGTGGGAGCGGCCGGAGGAGATGTGGGTGACAAGGAGGATGCGTTGACACGAGGGCAACAGCAGAGTTAGAATAGGTGGCTGTGGAGCATCAATACGCGCGGTGTCAAGGAGAGGCAGTCGATGCCCGCGCCTCGCGCCTTCTGTCAAGTCCAAGATTAACACGCGCATTGGCCGGGCGTCAATAATCGGAAACAGGAGAAGGAGGAGCCGAGTATGGGCGAGTATCCCAAGGAGAACACGTGCGAGAAATGCGGCGAGCACATCGGGTGGGTGCTGAGCGAGGGCGGTGAGATGTTCGCACTTGCCCTGTGCGACGACTGTGCGGAGGTAAGCGAAGAGGGAGATGAGGAGCCGCATGACGACCTGAACGGAGCACCGGAAAATGAGGAGGACCGATGAGCCGACAAGTTGCGAGCAAGACGATCTACTGCAACCCGGACTACACGCACGATGTGGACCTGGCTCTAGCGGAGGCGCTGGACAAGATACGGCGGGAGTGTCCGCGCAGTGAGATCGACATCGATGGTGACTGGGAAGAGGACTCGGTGGACGAGCTGATAGACTCGATGCCACAGGAGAAGGATCCAACATGCGTGTTCTGCGACACGGGCGAGCCACACGAGCACTAGAAGTGGACGCCGCTGGCACCGCTGTTGCTCTTGATCGGGCGGTGGGCGGCTCCCGGCACGCGGTTGTACTCTCCGGAGGACACGGGTGTAGCCTCTCGGAGACGGTGGGTGTAATAGAGAGAGGACACAGTAAGCGGTGAGTTGCGTCGGCACTCGGCTAGAGTGAAGGTCGAGTGCCGAGCGGAGCACACTAAGCGGGGCATTGAGCCTCGGCATACCGCTCCAAGCCCAAGGAGGGCACAATGAGCAGAAAGTCACGAGAGAACAAGGCGCGACGGGAAGCGGAAGCGGCAGGAACAGCGGCAACCGAGGCTCCTGTGTTCGAGACGGTCGGACAGGCGAACGAGGCCCTGTCGGAGGTAGCGAAGGTGGTCAATATGAGGGAACGGAAGCGGGAGAAGGAGAAGAAGGCGGCAGCGGCAACCGGCAAGACCAAGAGCGGGCTCGGGAAGCTCCCGACGCTGGCGAAGAAGCGCGTGTTCAAGCCGAAGCCGGAACGTCCGTGCGCCTGCGGATGCGACCAGATGACCAAGAGCCGGTTCACGCCGGGGCACGACAGCCGGTTGAAGGCGCTGGTGCTGAGGGTCGAGCGCAAGGTGATGACGTTGGCGGAGATCGAGAAGTTCGGCGGGAAGAAGCAGCGGCAGGCGGTGGAAGCGGAGATGAGAGGGACGAAGCCGGGGAGCGCGAAGGCGGCGAAGGGGAAGAAAGCGAAGGCGGTGAAAGCGGTGCCGGTGAAGGAGGAGGCGGTATCCGAGGCGGCGGCGACCGGTGCGTAAGAGGGAAGTAGAACCGGTCACCGCCGCTAGTGCCACCGATGCGGGTCGGTTCTATGCGGAAGCCAAGGAGCCATATCACCCGAGGAAAAGGAGTAACGTTGCCTAAGTTGGAACCCGGCTACATCGAGAATTTCCAGACGCTGAAGACGGCGGCAGCAAACGGCGATCTGGCGCTGCTGGACTGTCAGGACAGGAAGACGGGACGGGCGGTACGAGTGATGGCGGCGATAGGCAGGGATGGCAACGAGTTCACCATGGTGCCGCTAGCCAAGATGTTCGACGGCGACCCGTACGAGGAGCTAAACCCGCCAAGCCCGGATGGTGGGTACTTCAAGGAGGAAGAGTAGTGCCGCACAAGCTGATCAAGCCACCGATTCGATTGGGCGACCGGCTGAGGGCGCGTGGGTTCGACAAGACGCGCTACAACCGGTATGACAATAGCTACTCGGTGAAGTGTTCGCAATGTGCGGCACTGGTGATTAACGGGGTGGCGTGCCACGAGCGCGGATGCCCGAACGAGAACCGGACAAGGAGGACCAATGCCTAAGCTATTCCACGTCGTGACGCCCGACCTCACTGTAACTTTCCTGGATTCCGATACCGCCCTCGACTACCTCAAGGATATGCCAATGGAGTTCATAGAAGAGAACATCTTCGTGTGCGAGTCGGATGTGACGAGCGAGGACTACGACAAGGTGTGCAAGTGGCAGGGACCAATCTGATGGCTCGTCGCACGGAGGATGAGTCGGAAGAGAAGTGGGTGCTGCTATTAATCACGGCAGTGATGATATTTATCCTGTACGTGATCGCAGCGACAGTAGGAGCGTTGATAGGAGGTTAGGGTGCGAGAAGAGGGACGGTTATGGGCTTATGCGATTGTGGCCAATCGCGAGGTAGGAGTCACTACGGCGGCGATACTGGCACTACCTTCGTGCGTATTCGTCCACCGGGAGGACGCCATCTACGCAGCAGAGAAGAGGTGGGACGAGGTGTGGGGCACGAATTCTTCTGCCCCAAGGCTAGATTGGGTGTGTCATCGGTACGAGGAGGGGACAATCTTCGCGGAGCCGTACGACTATTACGTCCAGGTGTATTCAATGGAAATAGTGGAAGATTTGGACAAGGAGGTGATGGATGACCATTTCGGGCAACGGGGATAGGAAGCCGGTGGTAGCACTGATTGGTGCTGACGGGAACGTCTTCAACATTATCGGACTTACCATCCGGGCGCTGAAGAAAGCGGGGCTGACGGCAGAAGCGGCGGAGTTCAAGGAGAAGGCGTTCAGAATGGGAAGCTACGACGCGGTGCTGCGGCTGGTGATGGAGTACTGCGACGTTGAGTAGGAGGTAACGTGGATGAACGCATAGTCGAGAAGCTGCGCAAGGTGCTGGCGTTAGCCGACTCACCGATTGAGGGCGAGGCGCAGGCAGCGGCGGGACACTTGGCGCGGCTGCTGACCAAGTACAACCTGAACATTGCGGATCTGGAGAAGCGAGGAGGGCGGGCGGCACCGGGAGTCAAGGATAAGGGGCTGGACCTCGGCAAGGCGGCATTCAAGTGGAAGCTGGATTTAGCAGATGGGATGGCGGAGTTCTACTACTGCCACCCGATTGTCAACCGCTACACCAAGACGGTGCTGTTCGTAGGGCGACCGGACAACGTGGAATCGATGGTGATGCTCTACGCGTGGGTCGTCGAGCAGATCAAGAAGATAGCGAAGGAGGAGAGGCGGAAGCACTATGATTCAACAGGCGAGCACATTGATCCGCTGCGCTGGCAGGTAAGCTTCGGTCAGGGGTGCGTAGGAAGGTTGATCGAGCGGCTGCACGAGATGAGGGCGCGGCAGGAGGAGGATGAGGCGGAGACGCGGGCAGGGGAAGAGACGACGGCGATGGTGCTCCACCACAAGAGCGAGATCTCGGACTGGCTGGAGAGCAAGGGGATGAGGAGGACGGACGGCAGGGAGACGAAGCGGGAGAGAGAATACAGGGAGAGGCGGGAAGCGGACGATGCAAGGCTCGAGCTGTTGAAGGTGACGGATCTCGAAGCCTATTACCTGGAGTGTCCGTGGGACCGGCCTGAGACGGAGGAGCAGAAGGCGGCGAGAGCAAAGCGAGAGGAGGAGTGGCTGAAGAAGGAGGCGGCGAGAGAGAGAAGGAGACGGGCGTACATACCGACGGGCGGGTACCGGGAGAAGCGCACCGACTGGGGAAAGGAAGAGCAGGCGGGAACGGCGGCGACGGCGGGAAGGAAGAGCGGGGATAGGGTCAACCTCCGACCTTTCATCGGCCCAGGGAAAGTACCAAAAGGAGCGATCAAGTGATTACAAGAACTAGGCTCGACCGTGCGGGGCTGGTGATGAATCCTCACATGTGGATCGGTGACGGCTGGTTCTTCTGTCGCACCTGTTCCGACTACACTCGCCACTACGCCATGTCGCACCCAGGACAGGCGGATTGCTGGGAGGTGTGCGGA